CAATCTCCAACGATGCAGACGGTTGCCCGGTTGTCGCTGCGATCGATCGCAGCGGCTCTGACGCCGGGCGCGCCAACTGCGGGAGTTACTTCTCCCGCTTTCGAAATGGCACCGGATCGCGCGGGGTCGTCACCCTGCTTGTTCAGCTGCACGGTGAGACTTCCATCTCGTGCAGCCCCAGCCGTCCGGCGCGGCAGCAAGGGGGCAGACTTCGCCCCTGTGTAGAGCTCGGCGCCCGCGGCCGACGGTCTCTCGGCGTCGACCGCGGGGGCCTTGCTGTTCCCACTCGAGCCCGCGCGGCGGTTGGACCGTCCAACCGATGAGGCCGCGGGTGCCCGGTAGCTTTGCGCGATGCTGCCTAGGCGACGTTCGTTCCCTCGACTCCGCGCTGCTCGCGAGCTCGCGTCCGCGAGTGCAGCCAATGCAGCGCTTCCTCGATCTTCGTCAGCGCGATGGCGTTCTCCCGACAGCTGAACGGGCTCGACTGAAACCCGCGCAGACGATCGATCACGATCGCGAGCAGCGCCTCGTTCGTCACGCCGTTCTGCCCGACTTCCTTGATCGGCCCGTGCTGGAACCGAATCGGTTCGTACTCCGGGCCGTCCTTGCAGCGCAGCTTGTAGACGTGGCTCGCGTTGCCGTTCTGCGGGTCGCGCTCGTCCGGCTCGATCTCGAGCCCGCGATTCGCTTCGTTCGTTTGGTGATCGGTCAGCAGCATGGGTCTCCTCGGGGTTGATGCGAACCGCGACGAGCTCGGCGCCGACACGCGCGTCACCGGGGGGGGCGGTGACTTGGGCACGTAGCGGCGCCGAGCTTCGGCTTCGACTCGCGGTCGTTGCGGCACGCGGGGGGTGACCGCGGCCAACGTCAGTCGTCGAGGGCGAACGCCTAAGAGCTTCAACCAGCGATCGCGGGCCCGCTCGATCGCCTGTGGGTCTTTCGGGCTCACTCGTTTGCGTTCGGGTACTAGAGAGCCTTGTTTCCTGGCCCTCGACGTTTTGAGCGCCGCCGATCGCGGAGGCGCAGACCAGCAGCACGCCGGCGATGAACGCGGCGAGCGTGGACCACTGCAGCGCGGTCGGTTCACGCATCAGCAATGCCCCACAGCGATGAAGGCCGCCGCGCGCGCGATCAGCAGCGCGCTGAGGCCGTCGCCACGAGTAGCCCACGCGCCGCCAACGCCAACGATGGCCGCGCACGCTTCGCACGCGAGCGCGATGATGGTTTCGTCACGCACGAGCCACCTCCCGACGCGCGCACGAGCGCTGGCGCGCCAGCGACATCCACTGACCGGCCGCGGTCTCCCACTCGTCGGCGCGCTCCGTTTCCTTGGCGAGCTGGTGCTCGAGCCGGTCCGCGATGCGCAGCGCGCAGCAGAAGCCGGCGAGCAGCGACGCTGCCGCGACGAGAGTGCCGAGTGCGAGCAGATCAGCGACTTGGATGCAGATCATCGCGGCGTCCTTTCGATGTGATCGAGGTAGACAGCTGCCTCGGTTGGCGTCAGCTCGAGCTCGGTGACAACGAGCGCGAACGCGAGGTCCTCGCGCTTGCTGATCTCGCGCGGGCGAAGCCGATCGGGCTGCAGCTCGAGGCGCTTGCGCGTCATACGCGCCCCTTTCCGAATATCGAGCACAGCATCACGATCAGCCCGACGCCGACGAGCGTCGGCGCGACGATGCACGCGGACAGGATGAGCGCGCCGGCGATCATCGCGAGCGCTCCGAGCCGTGCCGCTTGCAGCGGTCAGTGCCGCGCTCAGCGACAGCAGTGCACCACAGCGCACCGCACACGCGTGCACCGGGGTACGGCGCTACGACGGTGGGGCAGTCGTCGGGGTCGATCGCTGCAGCGAACGCGAACGCGTGCACGGCGGGCTCGGCGGCTGCGTTGCGCGCGTCAGCCATCGCTGGGGCTCCGATCGGCTTCGGCGGCCTTCGCGATGGCGAGCGCCCCGATGCGTACGAGCTCGTCGGCGAGGTCGAGCACGTCGGGGCAGAACGTGCGCAGCTCGCGGTTTGCGTCGAGCAGCGCGGATAGCCGCCGCAGGTCGTGCACGCGCTGCCGAAAGTCGCCGTAGACGACGCAGGCGCGCGGCGAGTCCTTGTGCAGCTCGTGCGCGGCCTCGAGCGTGAGCAGCGCAACGTTCAGCTGTGGGGCGCTCGCGCCGTTGCTCGCGGGCAAGTTGCTACCCGCGCGCACGTCTGCCTTGGGCTCGAGGTCGGCCATCGGTCACGCTCCCGTGTCTGGTTCAGCTGTAGGCCGCTGCTCGCCCGCGCAGTCTTGCGAGCGCGCCAGCGTTAGCGCATGGTCGGCCGAGTCGTGCAGTCCGGCGACCGCAGTACCTTCAGCGCAAGCAATCACGCGGCACCCGAGTGCACGGCGCGCGCGGTCTCATCTTCGTTCGACTCGCCGTCGTCGCTGTCCTTGTCGGGCAGCGGCAGCGCATCGATCAGCGAGTTGTCCGCCTGCAGCTCCTCGACGGTGGTCCCGAGCACCTTTGCCAGCTTCACCTGGCGCTCGGCGCTCGGGACGTTGCGGCCGTCCTCGTACCGCCACTGCTTGTCAGCGCTCCACCCGCAGCGCGCAGCGACCTGCGCTTGCGTGACGGGCGAGCCGTCGGGGTTCTTGAGGCGCGCGCGGAGCTTGCGCAGCCGCTCGCCGAGGAGTTTGGAAGGGCGCCGGACCATTTGCTCTGCACTGTTGCATACTGCATCGATGCAGAGCAAGTCAAACGGTGCCGATTAGGGGCCTAGGCAGACATGCAGAGCGCTGGTACTGGTTTCAAAGCAGTACGGCGGGGTAAGACTATGGATGACACGTCAGTCATTGGTGCGCGCGTCCGGCTCTGGCGCGCCGAACAAAAACCGAAGCTCACGCAGCGCAAGCTCGCCCGCGAGTGCGGCATCGACCCCACCACGCTATGGCGACTCGAGAAGGGGCGCACGCTGCCGGCCGCTGACACGCTCGTGAAGATCGCCAAGCGGCTCGGTCACTCGTTCGACGAGCTCACCGGCAGCGACCGCGACGACGCACCCGATCCAGAGACCGCCGACGAGCGCGAGTTGCTCGATCGCGTGATGGAAACGACCGCGACGAAGCTCGACCGGCTGTCGATGCTGATCGCGATTAGAGAGGATCGGAAGGCGCAGGCAGCTGCTGCTGCACGATTGGCAGAATTGCCGAAGCTGACCGCGCCCGCGTCCTCACCGCCGCCGGCCGCTCCAAAGTCGCGACGCCGCGCGCATAGCGCCTGATCGACGAGCTCAGCGCTTCCACCGCGGCGAACGTCTGCGGCTCGCCTACGGCCGCGAGCGCCTGCGTTGCGATCTCGCGAACGAAGAACGCGCGCACCCATTCCGCGGAGCACGCCTCGCTGTACCAAAGCGTGTTGCGATCGCGGAACGGCTTCACGGTGCGCACTGATGTCGCGCGCACGTTGAGCCCGCACGCTCGGGCAAGGCCCGCTAGCCCTGGCGTGGCACTCGCACGTGCGCGCAACCACTCATCAGCTGCCGCGCTGCACTCTGACGTCGGAACGCCCACTCCGCAGCTGCAATACACCTAGCGGGCAAAGGCTTACAACCCGCCAGCGCTGGCTATGGCTTCCCCCGACGCCGCCCGCGCCGCGGTCATGCGCGCGCGACCGACAGGTCACACAAGGTCGGCACAGACGTGCAGTCGACGGATCTGCGCGATCTGTAGTCCTGCAAGGTTTCCCGATTTATTTTCGTCTGCATCACTGCAGACTGCTTGACTGCATCTGCAGAGGTGCATAGTGTCGCCTCATGAGCAGCGCGACAACGTACGAGCCCCTCGACACCGACCGCGACAGCGGTCCCTGGTGCCCTGACTGCCGCGGCACCGGCAGCGTGAGCGGCTGCCGCGGCAGCTACGAGACGCACGACCTCTGCGCGTGCAGCGAGATCGACGGCGACGAGTACGGCTCCGACGTGACCGTGCACGGCGTTCGCTGCGGCTGCGGCGAGACGATCGAGTGCGACACCGGCCGCATGCGCGTGCGCGTGGTCGCCGGCAAGGTCGAGCGCACCGCGCTGTGCGGCGCCTGCGCGACCGAGGAGCAGGAGCCGCCCGACATCACGCCGGCTGGCGTCGCCGCGCTGCACGACCGCATTACGGCGCTTGAGGCCGAGCGCGACGCTGCGCGCGCCGACCTCGCGACCGAGCGCGCGCTGTGCGAGTCGATGCTGCCCGACGTGCGCAAGGCAGTGGCCGAGCGCGACGAGGCAGTGGCCATCGCTTCGGCGCAAAGCTCGCGAGCAGCCACGTTGATCCGCGAGCTGACCGCGGAGCGCGACGCCGCCCAAGCGGAGCTCGAGGGGATCACCAAGCGGCTCGCGGCGTTGCTGCAGCGCGTGGCCGACAAGCCAGAAGCCGCGCGGAGGGCATCATGAACCGCCGCCGCTACGTCGCCGCCTGGTTCGCTGTCGTGACCGGCCCGGCCTACTCGCGCTGCAGCGCCGCCGACTGCGGCGCGCTGCTGTTCGGCTCGCGCTGCTGGACGTGGCTCGAGCACGGCCAGCGCAAATACGGCTGCCGGCTCTGCGGCTTCAAGCACGCGCGAATCGCCAACGACGCGAGGGCCGCAGCATGAGCGCGACGCTGCCACAGCTGCCGGTGGTCTGTGCGCCGCCGTCGTGTCGCCTCTGCGGCGCGGCGATGCTGCGCCACTGGCCAGCCTGCGACGTGTGCGGCGCGCTGACGCTGGCCGAGCTCGAATTTCGGCGCGCGGTTGTCAGCGCGAAGTGCGGCGTGCGGATCGGGAGATCAACAACGGTGACGACCATCGACCCCAAGCAGCTCAAGCGATTTCTTCGCGGCGAGATTCCGGGAGAGGCCCTCTACCCACCGCGCGCCGACGGTGACGACCCAGTCGGCGTTGACGCGGTCGACGATCCGCAGCTGAGCGACGAGCAGCGTGCAGCGCTGGCCGCTGCGCGCGCGAGGGAGTTCAAGCGGACGCTCGCGAAGATTCTCGATGTCGACGACGGCGAGGCACAACCGCGCCGCGCACGGAGGTTCGGCCGATGACCTATGCACAGCTCTTCAACGCATTGCGCGACGCGATGCCGCCGGGGCGCAGCTTCAATCTCTCGGTGAGCACCTGGTGCCACGACAGCGGCACTGTCGACACGAAGTGGGCCGTGTTTGAGGTCGGCTCCGGAGCCATCGGAGACGCCGGACGCACCCACGAGGCGTCGAGCGCTGAGGAGCTGCTCAGCACCGTCGTCGCTTCGATCGCAGCGGAGCCGCAGCAGCCCAAGCCGCCGACGCCCGAACACGTCGAGGACGTCGGCGACATCCCGTTCTGATCACCGCGCTGCACCACAGCGCCAGCAAAGGAAACCACCATGGCAAAACGCACCCTCGATCAGCAGAAGGCCGACATCGAAAAGCGGTGGCACATCGACCACCACACCAAGGCAGCTCGCGAGCAGCTCGATCACATCAGGGCCGCGCTGAACGCGAGCGTTCGCGACTTCGACGGCGCCGAGAAGCTCGCCGAACAGCTGCTCGCCAACGTGCGGGCGCTGAAGGCCGGGCCGAAGCCGGCGACCGCGCCGGAGTCGGCGCCGAGCCGTAACGAGTCGATCCCGTTCCCCGCAGCGGCCACGGGTGACGCGTCGTGACCGAGCAGCAAGAGACCGAGCAGCAGCAGGCGCGGCCGCCGCTCACGCTAAACGACATCATCGAGCGTGGACTCAAGCTGCTGGCCCAGCTCGACGATGCCGAGGGCGAGGTCGACGACGCACTCGGCAAGGCGCTCGACGAGAACGCCGACTCGCTGATCACCAAAGCCGAGGCGTACAAGGCCGTCGCGCTCATCCTCGAGGCCGAGGCCGACGCCCTCGAGCACTTCGTCGAGATCTACGCGCAGCGCGCCAAGCGCAAGCGGCAGAACGTCGAGCGACTCGAGAAGCGTCTTTACGAGGCGATGATCACGCTCGGCATTCCGCGCGCGATCGGCCTCACCGGTGGCGCGGCGATCCAGAAGAACAGCACGCCGGCGCTGATCGTGTCGGTGCCCGATTCCGAGCTGAAGGCGCGCGTGCCGGCCGAGCTGCTGCGCGAGCGCACCGAGCTCGACAAGGCCGAGGTCACGCGCCGACTGAAGGCCGGCGAGCGGTTCGACTTCGCAGAGCTCAAGTACGGCAACCACCTGCGTTGGAAGTGAAGGGGAACGATCGATGGCACTCACGTTCAAGAAAGCAACTCGCACCCAGGCCAAGGCCCGCGTCGCGCTGATCGGCCCCTCGGGCAGCGGCAAGACGTACTCCGCGCTGCTGATGGCGATCACGATCGCCGGTGACAAGCGCGTCGCGCTGATCGACACCGAGCACGGCGCCGCGAGCAAGTACGCGGACATGACCGACCCGCGCAGTGGTCTACAGCTCGACTTCGACGTGCTCGAGCTCGACAGCTTCGCGCCGGACACCTACGTCGATGCCATCGAGGCCGCGCAAAAGGCCGGTTACGGCGTGCTGGTGATCGACTCGCTGTCTCACGCCTGGTCGGGCAAGGATGGCGCGCTCGAGCAGGTCGACAAGGCCGCGAAGAAATCGCAGTCGGGCAACTCGTTCACCGCCTGGCGCGACGTCACGCCGAAGCACAACCGGCTCGTTGAGGCGATGGCCGCGTGCGACATGCACCTGATCGTCACGATGCGCTCCAAGATGGAGTACGTGCTCGAGCAGATCGAGGTGCAGCGCAACGGCAGGACGACGACGATCACGCAGCCGCGCAAGGTCGGACTTGCTCCAATCCAGCGCGAGGGCCTCGAGTACGAGTTCGACGTCGTCGGCGACATCGACATCGAGCACAACTGGGTGATCAGCAAGACGCGCTGCCCCGAGTTCGACGGCGCGGTGATCGAGCGGCCCGGCGTGAAGTTCGCGGAGACGTACGCCGCGTGGCTGCAGACCGGCGCGCCGGCGGCCCCTCGGCAGGCGCTGCCGCCGCCGAAGCCCGAGCCCGCGGTACGGCGCACCGTGAGCATCGCGACGTTCAGCAAATACGTGAAGTGGGACGGCGCCCCGCAGTGGGAGGGCAAGCCGATCGACAAGGCACCGCTCGACACGCTCACGCTCTATCGCGACGCCGTGAGCGGCATCGTCGAGCGCGAGCAGCGCCCCGACCACAAGGCCAGCTGGCAACGGCACCTGAAGGTGGTTGATGAGGCCATGGCCAGACTCGAGCCGCAGCTCGAGCGCGACCCCGGCGACGACCCCGGCGACGCCAACGAGGAGCCCGGCAATGCCGACCCCGCGACCGATTCTGCGACTGCTGCATAAGGAGACACCGCGCATGACCGTTGACCCCTACGTGCGCCACTACGCGCAGCACCCCAACGCGCACGCTTACGACTATCTGGCGATCCCCAAGTGCGTGTGCGGCAGCACGCTCGGCTACCGCAGAGCGCGCCTGCCCGAGCCGTACCGCTGCACGCAGTGCAACCGCGAGCCCGAGGCGTCGCCGAGGACCTCGCCCGCGCTGCCCGCGAACGCGCAGGCCTTCGTCGACGCGGCCGACAACGCGATCGCCCGCGCGGTGCCCGAGGTCACCGGCGCAGCGATGCACGTGCCCATGGCGCTGTGGACCGCGATGCTCGAGGCGCGGGCTGCAATGCGGGAGCAGCGCTGATGAGCTACCCATTCAAGGAAGCGCTCGACGCGCACTTTCACGGCACCCGGCGCGAACGCGCCGCCATGGCTGCTCTCACCGGCTTGCTTGCCGCCGATGCCGGGGCGCGCTCGATGGGTCGCCAAAGCTATGCGCAGTACGAGCCCGTCGCGACAGCGCGCGCTGCGGTCGAGCTAGCCGACGCATTGATCGCGGAGCTGAATCTGTCCCCGGAACAGCGCGCGGAGCGCGAAGCGCGCGAGGCAGAAGAGCGGCGACAGCGCCTGCTCGACGAGGCCTCCGATGGCTGACCCGACCACGATCGGCGCGCGCATCCGCAAGGCGCGCACCCACCACATCAACATCACCAAGTGGCCCAACGGCATCACGCTGCCCGAGCTCGCGCGCCTGACCGGCGTGCGCGTCGAAGTGCTCGAGCGCATCGAAGCTGACCAGGCCGACGCGAGCGCGCTGTCGGGCCGCGACCTGCTGCAGCTCGCGCGCGAGCTCGACGCGTCGATCGACTGGCTGCTGTACGGGCGCACCGCCGCGTCCGGGCCCGTCGCCGTGTTCATGTGCAGCCGCGGCCGGAAAGATCACCGCTGTAAGTGCGGCGACCGCGCAACCAAGCAGTGCGATTTCGAGCTGAGCGGTCCGAAGCAGGGCCAGACCTGCGACGCGTTCCTCTGCGGTCGCTGCTCGGTCGTGATGGGCCCAAACCGCCACTACTGCTTTCCACACTACCGCCGAGCCAAGCAGCTCGAGCTCGAGCGCGCAAAGGAGACCTGAACCGTGAAGATGACTCGCGAGGAGTGGGAAGCCGAGGGCCGCAAGCGCTTCGGCGACGACCAAACCAAGTGGCAGTTCGTATGCCCGACCTGCGATAACGTCATGTCGATCGAGCGCACGCGCACCGAGTTCACCGAGCACCTGCCTAAGCTGCGTGAAGGCAAGTACCACGTGGAACAGGAGTGCATCGGCCGGCACCTGCCCGGCGTCGGCTGCAACTGGGCAGCGTACGGGCTGTTCTCCGGGCCCGTCTTTGTCGACGGCATACCGGCGTTCGACTTCGCTCCCGCCGCCGCCGCACCCGCGGAGGGCGGCTGAGCCATGGCTTCACGACAACTGATCTGCATCGAGTGCCTGCCCAAGATGGAGCGCATCTCGCAGCTGCCCGACGTCGTCGCCGCCGGCGAGACCATGCGCGCCGTGCGCGGCACGTCGCGCGGCTCGTACTGCTGCGACAACTGCAGCGCTGACCTGCCCGAGGGCAAGCCCTGCGCTGCCGTCACCGTTCTATCGCGCGGCGAGCAGCTCGGCGCGTGGGAACCGGACTACGTCACGCCAGCAAAGGAGAGCTGAGCGGTGACCGACCGGCTACACCGCATCCACGCAGCGCCCGCGACCGGCAAGGGCGGTTGCTCTGTCGACATCGGCGGCGACCGTTGGCGCGGCGACGGCAGCGACAACCGCGACACCAAGCGACTGACAGCGCGCCGCATCGCGGTGTGCTGGAACGTGCTCGAGGGCTGGCCCACCGACGCGCTCGAGGCCGGTTGCCTGCGCGAAGCTGACGAAGCCGCGCAGGCGTTGCTCGACGTGCTGCTGAGCGCCGACCTGCGCGGCGCGTTCAAGTCGGAGCCGGCGATCGTCGAAGCTACGCGGCGGCTGCGCGAGGCGTTCATCGAGCGCGACGCGAAGTGCGACCTCACGCACGGACGCAAGAGCGACTGCGCTTGCGCTCGGAAAGGGGGCGACGCGCCGTGACGATCGCCTGTCAGCGCTGGCGCGACCGCCGCGACAGCTACCGCCCCGCCGGCGAGCCGATCCGCACCGCGCTCTACGATGTCGCGCGCATCGACTCCGACCGCATCGCGCGCGCGTTCGTCGAGCAGCATCACTACTCGGGCTCGTTCCCCGCCGCGCGGGCGCGCTTCGGCCTGTACCGCCGCGACGAGCTCGTTGGCGTCGCCGTCCTGTCGCAGCCACCGAGCCAGGCCGCGCTCGAGGTGTCGTGTCCGCTGCCGGTCGACGCGAGTGCGCGCGCCGAGCTCGGGCGCTTCGTGCTGCTCGACAACGTGCCGGCCAATGGTGAGAGCTGGTTTCTGGCGCGGTGCTTCGACCTCGCTGCGCGCGATGGCTTCGCCGGCATCGTCGCGCACTCCGATCCGTGGCAGCGCACCAACGCGCATGGCGAAGCGGTGTTCGCCGGGCACCTCGGCACGATCTACCAGGCGACCAACGCGACGTATCGCGGGCTCACCAAGCCCAGCACGCAACGCCTGCTGCCCGACGGTACGGTGCTGAGCCCGCGCGCGCTGTCCAAGCTGCGGCTGCGCGACCGCGGCTGGCGCTACGTGGTCGAGCTGCTGCTGCGCCACGGCGCGCCCGAGCCCGACGGCGACTGGCGCGCGTGGTGCACGCGCGCGATCGGCGCGGTCAGCCGTACGTATCGGCACCGCGGCAATCACCGATACCTATGGGCGCTCGATCGGCGCCTACGTCGGCACCTGCCCGCGTCGCTGCCGTACCCCAAGGCGCACGCGCTCGAGGCTGCAGCATGAGCCCGATCCGCGAATCGCAGCGCGCGCTCTACCCGCGGGACTGGCCCGCGATCAGCAAGCGCATTCGCGAGCGCGCAGCCAACCGCTGCGAGTGCACCGGGCAGTGCGGCGATGAGCACGACCAAGCGGGCGCGCCGCGTTGCTGCGCAGCGAACGGCGAGCTTGTCCTGCGCGACCCGAAGCGGCCGGCGCGGTTCGCCTACCACGCTCCGTGCGGCGGTTGCGCGGGCGGCGATCCCGACTGCGCGCGCGCGGTTCGCATCGTGCTCACGGTCGCGCACCTGGACCACGACCCGACGAACAACGCCGACAGCAACCTGCTCGCGCTCTGCCAGCGCTGCCACCTTCGACTCGACCGGCACGAGCACGCGAAGAACGCGCGGCAGACGCGGCGCGCACGCAAGGCCGCAGGGGAGCTGTTCTGATGAGCGACGACCTCTGCAACACCACACCCACGATCCGGCTCGAGCGCCGCCGCTGCATCGAGTGCGGGCGCTATTGGGCGTACGAGACTTTCCACCTCGAGGAACCCGAGTGCCCGGTCTGCGCGGGTCGCGAGATCGAACGGCTCAAAGCGAAGGTCGCGAAGCTGGACCGCGTGATCAATGCGCTGCGTGGCGCGCTGAACCGGCGCAGGAAAGCGAGCAAGGCGTGACAGCACCCAAAGCCAAGCCCGCGCCGGTGCTGAGCGAGGATGAGCTGAAGGCGATCGTGTCCGGGCTACTCGGGCGCAGCGTCGCGACCAGCACCATGAGCCTGCTGTCTCGCCTGTTCGCCGAGCACGCGCAGCTGAAGCGCGAGGTCGAGCTGCTCCTGTCGTTCAAGCAATCGATCTGCTGGGAACACGCTGCTGCTTGTTGCCGAGACTGGTGCAGCGCATGCAAGGACGAAGTCGCTGCACGCGATGCCTTAGACGCGTTCGACGCCGCCAAGCCGGGCGCGGGGAACGGCTGATGCGCGCGCTCACACTTCACCGCCCCTGGGACGTCGCGATGCTGCACGGCAAGCTCGTCGAAAACCGATCGTGGAAGCCGCCCGTCGACCTGGTCGGCCAGCGCTTCGCCCTGCACGCCGGCGAGCACTACGACTACGACGGCCTCGCGTTCATCAAACGCACGCTCGGCGTGGGCAAGCTGCCCGAGGACTCCGTTGCCGGCGTCGTGTTCGCGACCACCAAGCTGATCGGCTGGGTCGAGACCGGCACTGCGGCGGCGCACAAGTGGGGCGCGATCGCGTCGGTCGCCGAAGCAGCGCACGCGATCGATTCGCCGTGGCTGTTCGGCCCCGTCGGCTGGGTACTCGAGGACACGCGACGGCTCGCGAAGCCGGTGCCGTGCCGCGGGTTCCAACGGCTGTGGAACCTGCCCGCCGACGTCGAGGCGCGCGTGATCGAGCAGATGGGAGCGGCGTCGTGATCGTCGTCGTCGCCTTCGTCGCACTCGCGCTCGCGATCCTGCTGTGGGGCCGCCTCACGCTCGACCGCTACGAGCATCGCATCTTGGAAGCGCTGGGACGGCACGAGGCCAAGGTTGATTACATCTCAACGTGGCTGACCGACCTTCAAGCAGAGATCGGCTTCGGCGGCGGCGCGTTCGTCGTCGCGCTCAACAACCTGGTGCGCGCCGGTCTGGTCGGGCGCGGGCCGTCGTCGACTGGGCCGCATGTGTGCTGGCTCACGGACCGCGGACGGCACGTGCTGAGGTCGATGCGATGAGAACGCGCGCGACCATCGAGCTTGCAATGAGAACCGGCGAGTCGTTCACGGTGACGCCGGCGATGCGCCGCGGCGTCTGGGCGGTCACGCCCACCATCGACGCCAACAAGGCGCCTGTCAGTCTGTCGTGGAATATCACGCACGTTCCGAGCGGCAACGCGCTCGGTTCGAGTGTGTCATCGCTTAGAAGCGCCCGCCTGCTCTGCCGCGTGCTCGGTGAGCGGCTGCCCGACTTCGGCTCGCGGGCCCGGTTCGGAGTGATACCAACAAAGACGACCGGCGAGCGGTGGCTGCTGCTACGCGAGCTGATCGCAGCGTGGCGACGGGGGTGCTTGTGAGCAACGCGCGCAACGAGCTCGACCGCATCGCGTCCGCCTTGGAGCGGATCGCCGCGGCGCTCGAGCGCCCCGAAGCTGTGCCGCCGGCGTCAGCGACGGGTAAGCGCAAGCGCGCGCGGCCGCAGTACAACCCCCCGCGCCTGGTGCCGGTCGACGATCTCTCTCGGGTCCGCGCCAACAAGGCTCTGCGCCGTGCCGGGCTCGGCCACCTGCTGATTGAGGGCGATCGCTGATGGCTGACCGCCCGAGCAGCTTGCGCCGGCCCGCCGGCTCGTCGGACAAGCGGCCGATGGGCGCGGGATCGATCGAGGAACGCAACGGCCGGCACCGCGCCCGGCTGCGCATCGGCGGCAAGCGCGTCGAGCTCGGCACCTACGACAGCCACGACGAGGCCGCGGGCGTGCTGCAAGCCGCGCTCGACAAGCTCGCCGCCGGCGGCACCACATCCGGCGCGATCACGCTGCGCGACTGGGTCGAGCGGTGGCTCGAGGTCCGCGAGCTGTCCGGCGCGGTGCGCTCGATCGACGACGATCGCTCCCGGTTGCGCGCGCACGTGCTGGCCGAGCCCTGGGCCGACGACCCGCTCGACGCGATCAGCACGCGCCAGCTGCGCGCCTGGGTCCACAGCCTTGTGCTGCGCCGTGTGCGTCGCCACGACGGCCGCGGCGGTCTGCGCGAGCTCGAGCGCACGCTGAGCCGGCACACGATCGCGCATATCTTCGCAACGCTGCGCGTGTGCCTGCGCGACGCCGTCGAAGCGGGCCACATCGACGAGAACCCCGCGCACGGCGTGCGGCTGCCGAAAGCGCAGTACACGCGCGAGCCGTGGACGTACCTGACCCAGGCCGAGATCGAGTCGCTGCTGCAGTGCGCGGAGATCCCCGAGCCGTATCGGCTGCTGTTCGCTGTCGCGGTCTACACCGGCTTGCGCAAGGGCGAGCTGTGGGGCCTGCGCTGGGGCGACGTCTACCTCGACCACGCAACGCCTCACCTTATGGTCCGGCGCTCGAGGACCGAGGCGCCGAAGAACGGCAAGATCCGCCTGGTGCCGCTGCTCGCGCCAGCGCGCGCCGCGCTCGATCGGCTGCAGAAGCTCAGAACGCCAAAACAACGCGATGACGTTCAGTCGCTTGTTTTCCCGACCAGGGCCGGCGGCATGCGCTCCAAGTGGGATGACGCACGGTGGGCCGAGCACCGGCAGCTCGCCGGCATCGTGCGCGCGGCCCGGTTCCACGACCTGCGGCACACCTGCGCGTCGCATCTGCTAATGGGCACGTGGGGACGCGCCTGGCGGCTCGAGGAAGTGCGCGACTTCCTCGGCCACTCCGACGTGACCGTGACCCAGCGCTACGCGCACCTGTCGCCCGACCGCTTGCACGCCGCTGCGGCGGCCACCGTCCCCACGCCGGCCCCAGGTTCGGCGCCGAGCTCGGCGCGAGCATCGGCGAAAGCTGCTGATCTGCCTGCTGAATCAGGCCGGAGCCATCTTCGGGATTTGAACCCGAGACCTACGGTTTACGAAACGGCTGGTGATCTGAGTCTTGGCGCGGGGTTGGGAGCGCCTGGGGCCGGCGTGGGGCCAGCGAAGCTGCAGGGGCTGGCGATCGCCATGCTGGTCCAAGCGGCGCGCGGCGCGGTGCTCCGCGAGGACGCCGAGCGCCTCGCTGCGGCCGTGCTCGAGCTGCCCCTTCCGGCAGCCGCCCGCGCGATCGACGGCGCCCGCCACGACCAGCTGGGCGTCCGCGCGGTGGCGCTGGCCGAGCTCGTGCTCGGCGCCCTGGCTGCGACCACCGACGCGGAGGAAGCGGTATGAAGCCCAACGAAGCTGCCGAACGGCTCGCGGCCGAGGTCGGGCGCATGCTCGAGCGCGAAGTGGTCGGCGACTACGACCTGGTGACGCAGCTGTGCACCATCAAGGTCGCGCGCGACGTCTGGAACACCCTGCCGCCGCGGGTGTTCGACGAGATGCGCGCGAAGATCCGGGAAGCGCAGTCGCCGCTGACTGCTGCGACGGCCGAGCTTGAGCACATCGTCGACCTCGCGTGCGCTGGCCTGCTCGACGGCGCGCAGATCGAAGCGGTGCGGGAGCAACGGATCGTCGATGCCGTGCGCCCGTTCGCGCAGCGCGTGGTTGACCAGTATCGCGAATTCAAGAACCGCGATCGACTCGAGCGCCGAGCGCCGAAGGACGTGCCCCGCTCGTTGATGCTCGCGCTCTATGACGCCGCATGGCGCGATCCGAACGTGCACGCGTTCCTGATCAAGTACGAGACCGGCACCGAGCCGTTCGTCGAGGTGCTCATACAGCTGGTGCTGCACCAATCGCGCGACCGCGCGCAGCTCACCGAACAGCTGATCGACGCGGCAGCGCGGCAGCCGTTCCGCGTGGTCGTGCCGGCCGGCGAGACAGGAAAAAAGCGATGAGCGGCATCACCTTCGTCGTCACGCCGGGCGACATCCTGTCCGGCGTGCTTGCCGGCGTGGTGCTGATCTTCGTTGGCGCGATCGCGCTGCTCGCGTTCCTCACGAGGCCGAAGCCATGACCGCGCGCACCTTCGTGCTGCTGCCCACGGTCGAGCTTGGTGCGTTCCGCATCGACGGCGCGCGCGTGCTCGTGGCGCTCGACGATCGCAGCGATGCCGTCGTGTTCACCACCGTGCTCAACGTTCGCGACGTGAGCTCGGGCCAGCAGACGACAGTCAACCACCAAGCCCGCTATGCGCGGTCGTTCGTGCGGGACCGCGAAGCCATTGCCGAAGCCATCCGCGAGCTCGTGATCGGCGCCCTCGCGCACGAGGTCGACGAGTGGCTGCGTGTCGACGGTGCGCGCGTGCAAGAGCCCCACCCCCGCGTGCCCAGCTCGTCGACGGGCGACGCGTCTGGGGGCTGACGTTGGCCGACGCGTCGCGACTCGAGCAGCGACAGCTACCGCTCGACGGAGTACTTCGGCGACCGCTCTGCCGCTGGTGCGACTGCCCGGTCCCTGAGACCGCCCGTCGCGACAGCGAATTCTGCTCCAAGGGATGCAGACAGACCGCGTTCCGGCTGCGGCGCCTGCTCGCGTTCCCGACGCCGGCGCCGAGCGACGCGTCGCCCGCGGCCGCGCTGCGCATGGCCTACGCCGATCCGCCCTACCCCGGCAAGGCGTGGATGTACCGAGACCAGCCGACCTACGCCGGCGAGGTCGACCACGTCGCGCTGATCGCGTCGCTGAGGGCCTCGTACGATGGCTGGGCCCTGTCGACGTCGGAGCGCTCGCTGCGCCACCTGCTGCCGCTCTGCCCGCGGGACGCGTACGTCGCGCCCTGGATCAAGCCGGGCAACGGTGCGCCGGCCACGTACGGCAAGCACAACCTGTGGGAGCCGCTGATCGTGGTGCCGGGGCGACGGCTGCGGCCTGGCTTCCGGGACTGGCTGTTCGCTCACCCGGCACGCCGCGGCGGGACGCTGGTGGGTCGAAAGCCCCTCGCGTTCGTGGCCTGGCTGTTCCAACAGCTCGGCCTGCTGCCCAGCGACGAGCTCGACGACCTCTACCCAGGCACCGGCATCGTGGGCCGGGCCTGGCGAGAAGCGAATCGAGCTGCTCTGAGCGACGCGTCGTCACCTGGTCTGAACGACGGTTCTGCTCGAGCGGCCAGCGACGTGTCGCTGCTCGAGCCGCGACGGCTCGCGCGTGGGCGCGCCCGGCGGTAGGGTGGCTACGGAAGCCCAGCAAGGCGGTTGAGGTTGGGAAATAGGTACGTGGTGAGCTGGTCGTCGGTCAGCGCCTGAGCGCATACGCCGGCAGCGCGCAGAAAGCCGTTGGCGTACTGCTGCTCGTAGCTGGAGCACATCAGGGCGATGGCGCCGAACGGGCTGGGCTGCAGCAGGAGCTGCTCTGCGGTGTTGCCGGACCCCGCGACCACGTTGGTTTGCAGCACGCCGTTCTGCCAGAGCTGCGTCTGGTCCCAGCGCGCGCCTGCCGCGCGCCGCACGACGTAGTGCTGCATCGTTCCGTACGGAACCGTCAGGTTGAACTTCAGGTGCCGGCTGAACGGCGGAGAAGGGTTGTCAGGGCCGCCGGTGATCCACAGCCGGTTGAGCCCCGGCTCCTGCACGGAGAGACCGAGCCCGCCGAGCAGCGAGGGGCCGAAGAACTCGCCGAGCTCCATGAGGTACCGCGCGCTGCCGTTGCCGAGCCCGTCGTCCACCCACTGACCGACCCACCAGAGCGTGATCGCCGGGTTGCCGGTGAAGCCCAGGTTGTTCGCCGGGTCCCACGGCTCAGGGGGATAGCCGTAGCAGGGGCCCCGCCGAAAGCAGGTCCCCGTCGCCTGGATGGTGTTGGTGTTGCCGGTGCAGCGCAGCGAGGGCTTGCCGTTGGCGGCGGAGATGCCGCCCTGCGCCGGGTCATAGATGCGCGGCATCGCTCCGGGGTCGATGCCCTGATAGCCGGGGTACACCGGCGGCCCGGGGTAGGACGGGGAGGCGACGGAGCCGCCCGACATCAGATCATTGCCGAGCGACGGCACCGAGTAGCTGTAGCCGGATTGATCGTACAGGAGGGACACGCCGACCGCGTGAGCTCCGCCGAAGGCGATGATCGCATCGAGGTCAGCTTGAGAGCCGTTGCCCGACGGCGCTGTGACGCTAGTCTGGCGGCCGTCAACCAGGTCGGTCGCGCGTGCAAGCGGGCCGGCGTACCCGGTCAGGCGCTCATAGGGGCACCACACCGCGCGGTGCGCCGGCAACGCGCCGAACACGGCGTAGTCAGGGACAGGAACGCCGCTCACGCGCGTGTGCTGGGCTCGCGTGCTTGTCGCGTAAGTCGGCCGACGCTTGAGCGCGACCGAGCGCGGCCGATGGTCTCCAGAGACCTGCACCGATCGCGAGCTCGAGCGCGACGCGCGCACCGCGCCCACCGACGTCACCAGCGACGACCAGGCCAGCGTAGCCGGCAGCGCGGAGAGATCGATTGCCTTGCTGTCGATCGCAAGCAGCAGCGTGCGGAGCAGGCCAGCATCGCGCTCGGTCAGGTTGAGCGACGCCGCCGACGCGACGAGCGTGCGGAGCGACGAGTAGGTCAGGGCCGCGTCGCGCCCTGCCAGGTCGAGCGCCTTGCTGTCCACCGACAGCACCAGCGCGCGCAGCAGCGCGACGTCGTTGGCCGAGAGATCGATGCCCTTGCTCGCGGCGACCAGCTGCAGGCCATACAGCAGCGCGGCATCGTTCGCGGCGAGGTCGAGGCTCTTGCTCGCGGCGCTGAGCACGCGCTGTGCGGTGAGACCCGCCGCCTGCTCGGCCATGTTCAGCGACGCAGCGACCGCGGCAAGCACGCGCTGCGCCGTGAGCCCTGCCGGCTGCTCTGCGAGGTTGCTTGCCGCGCTGCCGGCCGTCAGCAGGCGCTGTGCGGTGAGCCCAGCCGACCGCTCGGCCAGGTCGATGCTCTTGCTCGCAGCTGTCAGCGTGTACGCGTTCGCAGCGGGCGGCACGTCCACAAGCAGAGCCCAGTCACCCTGTGCCGTGCCGTTGTCGCCTGGCGTCGTGACGCTCTTCGCGTTCTGCGTGTTGTCGAACGTGCCGGTGAGGCCGGTCGTGCTGTAGGTGCCGTCGGTCGGGTTGTACCAGCGCGCGCGCAGCGTGCCCGCGGCCATGCCGCGCAGGTCTACTGTGAATGTGACGGTGCCCGTGCCGTTGGGCGGCACGTACGCAACGAGCGAGCTGCCGTCGCTGGCCATGCTCGCCTGGACGTGCTCGTAGTTGTTGGCGCTCGGCTGTGAGCAGAGCGTGCGGCTCGAGATCTCTGTCTTGCCGCTCGGCACATGCAGGTACCACTTGAGCGCTGACCAGAAGTCGTTTTGATAGACGGTGTCGTGGCAAACGTCGGTCTCGAGCCGCGACGCAACCGACGCTGAGAGCCCGAAATCCCAGATACCCTTCGTGCCCATGCTGCAGCCAGCGACCATGCCGCCTGTGATCGACCACCACTGCGATGCGCGGATGCCTTCGCGCGATGGATCGGTTCCAAACGCTGTGTCTTCGTACGCGGGCTCACCGATCCACGCGGGCTTTCCATACCCCCAGCTGCGATCGGCAGTGTCGTACGTCTGATCAGGACGACCGCTCGGCCCGTACCCATATGCTGTGTTGCAGTCTAGGTTGCTGAAATCTGTGTAGTCCCCCGGCATCGTGTCGGGGTTGTCCATTTCAGCGCCGAAGATCGCGTCCGGCAGCACGGAGAGAATGCCGTCGCGAACCTTCTGCACGCGCAAGCTGAGCGTGCCGCCTGTCGGAGGGCCGTAGTCACCGCACGTGTACCAGATGACATTGGGAAAGCTCGCGTAGCGGGTCGCGAGAAAAACCCCATAGTTGAACATCACCGGATCGGCGTTGTAGCTCTGCGTGATCTCGCTCGCCCAGCCCTGCGAGCCGCCGCCGAAGCCGAGATACACCATCGCAAACTTGACCACCATGTTGCGCGCCAGCGCCTTGGTCATGATGGTGTCGATGAAATTCCAGTACGCATTGTTTGTGGTCGAGAAGTGCCCGGCTGTGCTGAATGGGGCATCACCATTCGCATTGTTGGGACCACCGAAGTCAGATGTGACGATCGGCATCAAAATGAAGGTGTTGAACCCCTTCGCCAGTCGATCGTCGAGGTAGCTGTCGACGCTCGAGCTCGTGCCGTAGATCGACATGAGCCACGCGCTCTCACTCTGGATGCGAAACGGAACGCCGTTCTGATCTTGGAGGAAACGACCGCTCGCCGACGCGACGAGAGGGAACGCTCCCGACAGGCTCGCCGCCTGCTCGGCCAGGTTGATGCTCTTGCTCGCAGCCGCCAGCGTCCGCTGCGCGGTCAAGCCTGCATCTCGCTCGGCGAGGTTCAGCGCCGCGCTCGAGGCCGGCAAGGTGAACCCATAGTTCAGCACCGCCGACTGCTCGGCGAGATCGATGCTCTTGCTCGCAGCGGCGAGCTGGCGCTGTGCGGTGAGCCCAGCCGACCGCTCGGCCAGGTCGATGCCCTTGCTTGCAGCTGTCAGCGTGTACGCGTTCGCAGCAGCATCGAGGATGCGCTGAGTCGAGTCGCGGTTCGGCGGTACCGGCGGCTCCCACTGCGACACGATCCACGTGCCGGCGCGCGTGAAGTTGCGCCCGCGCCCGCTCACGTCGCGGCCTGCCGCTGCGATCACGCCGCCGCAGTCCTCGTAGTGAAAGAGGGTCGCGCGCTTGACGGGCTCGAGCTGCTGCAGCTCGGCGATCATCTCGGCGTCCGTGAGTTGCGAGTCCCAGATGGCCCAGCCGCGCACGACCACGTTGCAGTGCTCGCTGAAGCCGGAGCCCGCGAGCCAGATGCCGCTCGCGGCCAGGACGTCGGTCGCGTTCGTGAACACGGGCTTTGCCAAGCCTCGCCGCGTGCAGGTGCGCGACGTGCTGGCGTCGATCCGCGAAATGATGCCGATCCACTCGCTCGTCGACAGACCTGTGAGCAGCGCCGTGTTGCCGGTGTTGCTGTCGATCTCGAGCGCGCCGGCGGCCGTCGTCCACCACTGCCAGTAGTTGGAGCCGGCGTCGTCGATCGTCATCACGGGCTGGTCGGCCAGCCCCAGCAGCCGGAAGAACACGCGCAGCGTGTAGTTGTACGTGTTGGACGCGAGACCGGGCAGGTTGCTGGTCAGCGCCAGCGTGCCGGAGCTGTTGGCGTTGAGCGACGGCACGTCGCCTCAGCCCCGCGCTTCAATCTCGATGGCCTCGAACAGCGCATCCACCAAGTCGCCGCGCCACTGCTCGCCGAGCCCCTCGCACGCATCGACGCACCGCAGCTCCTCGGCCGTGAGCGCCGCCACACGGCAGGCGATGCGCGCCGCCTCGATCGGCTCGATGAAATCGCCAGTCTTCTCGTGGCGCGCGTCGGCCTGCTGCGCGGCCGCGGCTTCAGCCGCGTTCCACTCGCGCACCAGCACTTCCTCGCCGGCGATCGTGCGCAGCTGCAGCCGGTCGATCGCGTCGATCAGGCCCAGCGCGTACTTGCTGCCGCTCGCGAGCCCTCGGGCCAGTACCAGCACGGCGCGCATCCATCGCGCCTCGACGCGGTGCCATGCGTTGTGCTCCGCATCCGCGTCGGCGCTCAGCGGTACGTAGTGGTCGCGCATCGCGCGCGCGAGCCGCGAGACGATCGCGCGGTCGCGCTCGAGCCAGACGATCGCGCGAGCGAACCACGCCGGGATCTCCGGGTGCGTCCACTGCTCGAGGTTGTGCCACGGCCCGCTGCGCTGCTCGTCGTGCCCGTCCGGCATCGGGCAGAGCACGTCGAGCATGCTGGGCTTGGTGGCTTCGGCTTCGATATCCATAGCGGACCTCACGCGATCGTGATCTGCCGGCGCGTGTACGTCTTGATGTGGTTGCCCTCGGTGCTGCTCAACGTTCCGCAGTTGGTCTGCGAGATGATGATCCCGAAGCTGTAGGGCAGGCCGCTGCGGAACGCGGGCGCGGCAGTGAACGCGAACATGCCGCCGCGCGCCGTGGTGTTCGCGAGGATCGCGACCATGCCGAGCAGCTTCTCGTCGCCGGCGATCGTGTTGTAGTCGGCGTCGGTGCTGCCGCCGGTGTCGAAGTTGGTGCCGTCGTTGCTGCCGTAGCCGTAGACGAAGAACGCCGCCGGGGACGTGATCGTGCCTGGGGTCAACGACACGAAGACGTCCACGTCCAGGTCGAGGTTCGTGCTGTTCGCGACCGCGGCCGAGCGTCGGCCCTGCCCCGACGTCTTGCTCGCCATCGTGCAGGTGAAGGCCGCGCCCGCAGAGTTGAAAGCTGGTTTGGCGGTCGACACGCGTTACCTCGTCACGATCTCGATCGCGTTGCGCTTCTGCTCGAGCGCCTTGACCTTGTCACCGAGCGTGAGCGCATCCATCTGCCGATAGACCTCGGGCAGCTCGCCGAGTCGCTGCACGCAGATGCGCTCCCAGATCGGCTTGAGCCACTGCCCGGCGACGAGCTGCGGCATCGACTTCGGGAACGTGTAGTCCCGGCGCACTTCCTCGAGCTCGCCGCTGGCGAGGCGCGCGGCCTCGACGGGCGTGACGTCGACCGCGAGGCTCTTGCCGCGCCAGACGTCGCGCCGGCCCTCGGGCACCCAGAACCAGAACAGCGCGAAGTACGTGACCGTGAGCGGGCTCTGCTCCTGCGAGCCGAAGCCCTTGGGCGCGAGCGGGTGCCGCGGCGCCTGCAGCTTCTCAGCCTCGGGGTGCACCAGGTTGAAGCCGCTGTATCGCAAGGGCCCCGGCTCGCGGCCGTAGCCCTTGTCGACCAGCATGATGCGGCGGTGCGGGATGATCATTCGACCGCGGGCGCCTCCGCTTCGGGCTGCCGGCCGACATCCAACGTCGCCGACTCGTTGATCGCTTCGCGTGCGAGCAGGGCGCGCCGCTTCAGCGTCATCTCGGCCGACCAGTTGATCTCGCGACCGCTCGGCATCGTGGTCACGATGCCTTCCACCGTGCGCTTGAGCTCGCGGCCACCCTTCGGCGGGCGCCAGCCCTGCGGGTGACCGGGACCGCGCTCCCAGGCGCGGCGCGCGCCCTCGACGTCGAGGCCGAGCGCGCGGTGATCGAGGCAGTGCTCGCAGCCGATCTCGTAGCTCTGCCGCGACTGCCCGCTGAGCTGCACGGTCTGCACCATGCCCACCGGCTGCTCGCTGCAGCTCGGGCAAGGTGAGCAGCCGTCGGCGATCGCGAGCGCGCGAGCTCGCTGCGCATCGTTGATGTGCGCCTGCAGCTCGCGCAGCTTCGCACCGGGCAACGCGTCGCCCTGCTCGTGATAGAGCTTGCGCGCCGCCTCGATCGTGGCGGACAGCGCTTCGATTTCCTGCTCGGTCTTAGGCATCGTCGTCTCCTTCAGGAAACCGTGAACACGCCGTTGGTGCCGTCGTGGTCGATCGTCAGCGTCTCGCCGCTCGCGAGCGTCAGCGCCGAGCCGTAGTCGTACCAAAGCACCAACTTGTCGTTGACCATCGTGTCGTCGTAGAGGTCGAGATAGCGGAACGCCGCGACTGAACCGCCGCTCGCGGTCAGCACCAGGTCGGCGAGGATCAGCTTGTACGTGCCGCTCGACTGCGAGCTCGAGCTGGTCGTGGTCGTGCGCGAGCTGAGGTTCGTGTAGCTGATCTGCGTGAGGTCGGTCAGCTGCGTATTGGCCGTCGTCGGCGCGCTGCCCGCGGCGGTCAACGCGTAGACGAACGAGTCAGAGCCGCAGTTGGCGCCCTCGACGACATCCTCGAACCAGCTGAAGTGAACGGTTGCGGTCGCCATGGGTGGAATCTCCGGGTCAGATCAGTCGCTGTTCGGCGGCGGTGTGCCGAGCGTTTGCCGCCAAGCAGCATTGAGCGGCCGCTCGCGCAGCCGCTCGTTCGAGACGTGCACGCTGTCCTTGCAGCTGCCCCAGTCGCGCGTGGCGTCCATGAATGCGCTGTACGCGCTGCTCGCGGTCTCGGCGCGACGTGCGCGAACGGGCTCGGCTTCTGCGGCCTTCGTACGCACGACCGCGGCAGCGAGCAGGCGCAGCTCGATGCGCTGCACGCAGAGCGCTTCGCGCAGGTCGGCTTTTTCGCCTTCCCACACGCTGAGCTCGGACTCGAGCTTGTCGTCGATCTTCGTGCTCTGCGTGTGCAGGTCGGAACGAGCGCCGACCCAGGACACCACCGCGTAGATGCTGCTCCCGAGCGTGCCGACGATCGTCACGATGGCCAGCCACACCTTCGTGCTCGCGCTGAAGCTGAACGACAACGACTCCTGATCGGCCATGCATTACCGAGCCCCACGCGAACGCTCTTCGGCGCGTTCATCAGCGATTTGCTCGGCGCGCTGCTCGATCGCGATGCTGACGAGGCGCGTGGCATCGCGCGAGATCGACGCGGTGTCGCGCGCCACGAACATCGCCGAGGCCGCGACTGCGAGCGCCGCGAAGACGAGCGCGCCGACGACGACGCTGCTCGGCCTGCGGGCTTGCATTGCGAGCAGCAAGCCCTCGCAGGTCGCTTGGCGCTGATCGAGGTGCTTGAACCAGGTCTCGAACGAGCCGAGCCGATGCTCGGTCAGTCGGTCCTGCTCGTTGAGCCTCGTCTCGACCGCGGCCTGGCGCTCGCGCAGTCCGCCTGAGCGCAAATCACCGAGCACCGCGCGCTTGACGTCGCCGGCGTCGCCGCGCGCCTTCGCAACCTCGCTAGCGAGATCCTCGATCGTCAGAGCTGGCGGCATACCGCTCACCGCGAGCCCCTGCGCTGTGGCCACTCGGCGCCTGTGGTCTGCGGCCAGCGCTGCGCGGCCGACTGCGGCTCGATCGCTGCACGTGGACTGTGCACCGGCGTCGGCTCGAGCGTGGTCTCCGGCACCGCGCCGACGCCACGCAGCAGCCGATCCTTGCGCAACACGTCGAGAGCGAAGGCCTCGAGCGCTTCGCGCACCGCTGTCGGCGCCGCGTTCTCGCGGAGCCAGGGCCCGAGCCGGAACGACGTCCGATCGATCGCCGGCTGGTGCGGAGCCAGCAGCGAGGCCTCGAGCGCCTTCAGCTGGCTGCGCTCGATCGCATCCTGGTCGCCGATCATCCATGGCCCCCGGGCGGCTTGCTCGGCTGCTTGATGGTGTCGCGTCGGTCCGGCGACGTGGCGTCGAGCTCGAGCGCGACGCGCTCGGCGATTTCCGCGGCCGTCGCGTTGCGAACCCACGCATCACAGCTCGCGGGCAGCGCCTGCATGTGGTCGAGGTCGCCTTTGGCGTGGCGGCGCGTGAACGTCATGCCTGACGTGCAACCGAGAGCCTCGATGTGGCGGCGCAGCGCGGCCCAGAACGTCGCCGGCGGGCCCCAATGCGGCGGCTTGGCGGGCACGATGTCGGCGGCCAGGCCGTAGCAGTGCATCGACTTCGCGATGCCGGTGCCGACGCGCGCGAGCTGCTCGGCGCGCTCGAACGATCGGTGAGCCTCCCACACGATGGCGTCGAAGCCATCGACCCGCATCCGGCGCAGAACCTCTTCGACGCGCTCACGGAACACCGGATCGAGCTTGGAGAGGTCGTTGTCAGGCGGCAGCGCGGTCACCCCTGGCGCTCCCGCCCGCGCAACGCGTCGGCTGGCCTGTGGGCGGCGGCGAGGTATGCACGCACGACATTTCCCTTTGGCGGAGATATGCTCGGGGCCAATAGGAGCCCCGCGCCAATGCTCGCCATCATGCCGTCGCTCGCCGCGCTGTTCAGCGTCCTGATTTTCATGGTGGGGGCCCGCGACTGTTGGATCCGATGGCTCGCTCACCGCGACCGATCGCGAGAGGTCGACGAGGGCCTCGCCGCTGCGAAAGCGGAGTACGAGACAAAGCTCGTCGAGGCGCGCAAGCACTTCGATCAGCTGTTCGGCAAGCTCGAGAAGCAGAACAACGCGCTGGCCTCCGAGATGGTCGCGGCCAAGCGCATCGTTGACGAGCTGAACCACAAGGTGCAGGCGCGCGATCTGCAGAGGCCGCCCACGAAGATCGCCGGCAGGCCCGGCTGAACCAGGAGCAACGCATGACCGATCAGAACGACAACGCGAACGACACCGAGACCGACAAGAAGGGCAAGGGCTACAAGCCCGACAAAAACACGATCTGGCTGCTCGAAGACGTCGAGGGAATCGACTCGCTCGCCGGTCGCTGGCTCGGCAAGTTGCACAAAGGCCAGGTCTCGCTCGCACGCATCGTCAAGCGTCTCGACACTTCGAAGCTGAGCGATAAAAAGACGATCGTGGTCGTGTTCCTCGATCCGAACGAGCCATATTCGAAGACTGAGACCGTCGCCGGCCGGGCGCTGCCGAACTTCGTCGAGAGCGATCCGATCCCGTGCGCCGACCTCTACGTCGAGGGCGAAGACGGCTTCGGCCAGGTGCAGGTCACCAACCTCATCAACGAGAACACCGGCCGCACGATCCCGGGTCTCTGCGAGCGCATCAGCCGGGCCTGCTTCTATCCCGACGAGCTCGGCAACAAGCGCCCGACGGTGCGTGCGATCTACCGGCCCGACGACAACAGCCTGCGCGTCAGCAGCCACTGAGCACTTTCGGCGCTCGTCCAACGGCAGGACTGCGGGCCTTGGTCCCGCCAATCAGCGTTCGAGTCGCTGGCGCCGAACCGATGCGCGCGTTACGTTGCTGCTCGTGAAGGGCAAACGCTGCAAGGCATGCGGTGCACAGGTTCCGTTCGGGGCCTCGCGCTGCATCGTATGCAAGGCGTACCTGTCGCAGCTGCAGCTGAATCGATAGGCGCACCGGAGCGATCCGGCGCGCCTGCTCACTCATTCCGGGGTGGCACAGCTGGTACTGCGCTCGACTGTTACTCGAGAGATCGCAGGTTCGAATCCTGCCCCCGGAGCCGAGCCGTCGCTGCTCGAGCAGCGACGCGTTGCAACGTAAGCAGCGCCCGGGTGGACTCGAACCACCATTCCCGCCTGCCGACGGTGTCCTGCCACGGCTTGCGGCCGTCCGGCTTGGGTATCCCGGAGTGTTAGACGACGGGCGCCGACAGCGAGCCTACTGCAGCGACGGCAGCACGCGAGTGCGGAAGTCGGGATCCTCCATCGCCTTCTGGATCGCGGCGGCGATCTCGCCTTCGTCGCCGGTGCTGAACGCGCTCTGCAGCGACGACGCCTGCGGGCCCAACGCGCCCGGGTTGCTCCGCACCGCCTCACGCAGCTTCTCGGGCAGGTGCAAGCCGTTGTCTGGGGGCGCCGCGTTGTTCGAATTGCGCAGCGGTGCCGACGGCATGGGCGACGGCTGCTGAGCAGGCGCAGGCGCTTGCGGCGGTACCTGCGGGCGCTGCGGCGGCGCAGCAGCGCCGGTGCCGAGCAGCGCGCCTGCAGCCGCCGGAAACGCCAGGGGCGGTGCGACCGGCGCGGTGCGTGCGATCTGCTCGACGCCACGCAGCGCGTTGGCGCCGATGTCGCGGCCCATCGTGTTCGCGCCGTGGATCAGCAGGCCAGTCAGGCCACCGTGCGAAGCGCTGAGCGGCACCGGGTTGTTGCCCATGCCGTGCGCCATGCGCTTGTGCGCGAGGATCTTGACGGTGTTGGCCGGACCGTAGTCCTGCATCGCGCCTTCGAAGCGCTGCAGCGTGCCGGTCTCACCGGGCCCGAGCTTGTTGACGGGCGTGCCGCGGTAGGCCTGCTCACGCATCGCCTGGTAGAGAGCTGCGCGCGGCACGCCTGCCGCTTCGCGATTCGCTGCGGCCTTCGCCTGCAGACTCAGCGGCGCGTTGCGATCGCCGCGGTATCCGCCGGCGCGCTCGTACTTCTTTTTCAGGTCGAACACGCGACGCGGCGAGAGCAGCTCCGGATCCTTGTTCTCGACGCGGTTCGCCATCTTGCGGAACGCGCGCACCTTCGCCGCGTCCTCGTCGGTGTCGACGCTGATCGCGCGCGCCTTGCCGCGCAGCGGCTTGGTGATGTCCTCGCGCGGAATCGTGACGCCCTGGTCGCCAGCTTCGCGCAGCGTCGCGTCGACCTCCGGACCGACACGCTCGACCACTCGCTCGGCGTTCTTCGCATACACACCGGGCGTGCTCGGCAGGAACTTGAACAGGCCGCGCCGCTTGTGAATGTTGAGGCGCTCGACGTTGTTGCCGAGCTGCTCCATCACTTCATCGGGCGGCTTGCCCGCTGCCTTCGCGAGCTTGTCGACCTCTGCTCCGTACCCGCCGGCTGCACCTGCGCGCAGTCGAGCAGCCTTCTTACCGATATCGCGCACCAGGCCCGCGCCGACAGGCGCAGCGCCGGCACCGCTGTCAGCGAGCGCCTCGAGCGCCTTCCGCGAGACGTTGGGCGCGGCGAGCCCGAGCAGCGCGGAGCCGCCGACGCCCGCGCCCACGCCGTACTTGGCAGCGTTGAGCAGCCGACCGCCGACGCTCGGATCCTCCGACTCGACGGCGCCGTAAGTCGCGCCAGCAATGCCGAGTGGCACAGCCGCGACAGCGCCGCGCGGCGCAGCGCCCATCAGTCCCGCCGTTGCAAAGCCAGCACCGCCACCGCGCACGCCGCCGCGCGCCATGTCGTTGGCCACGCCGCTTGCGGTCGGGGCCTCGCTCTCGCCACCGGCCTCGAGCGCGCCGCTGGCCATGCCCTGCAGGCCGCCGCCCGCGGCGATCTCGGCGATGCTGGGCGCAGCTCGCGCAGCCAGCTGCTGAGCTCCGGCGACGCCAAGGCGTGTGCCCAGCGCCGCAGCTTCGCCCGCGCCGGTCAGCATCAGCGGCGCGGTCGCGAGCGTCTCAACGCTGCCCTTGCCGAGGTTGTACATCGTTGGGTCGGTACGCTCGGCCCAGCGCTGGTTCGCCTGCTCCTCGGCCTTCGCGACCGGGTAAACGCTGACGTCGTGGCTCGCGTCGTCGGGCTCGACGAAGCTGCGCTGGCTCTGCTGCACCGTGCCCGAGCTGCCGCCGAGCCACGACGGCAGCATGCGCGAGAGCTTCGCGCCGACGCCTACGGCATCGTCGCCGAGACTGAACGGGTTGCGTGCGCCGATCGCGAACGGCGTGTCACCGCGCTGCGCGGGCTGCGGCGCCGCGGCCTCACCGGTGAACAGCGCGCCCACGCCGCCGTAGTCGTCGCGCGGGCGCGACACGAAGGTTTGCATCGGCGTGCGCCGCGGCGAGCTCGGCGCGGGCGCTGGCGCAGCTGCAGGCGGCGCAGCGGGCTCGGGCTCCTCGGGGCCGGGCGGCTCCTGCACTTCGTTGTCGCCTTCACGCTGGCTCGGCGGATCGGGAACGTCCTCGCCGTTCGGTCCGGCCGGGGTGTGGATCAGCTCGTACTCGCCGATCGCATCCTCGAGCTTGGCGCGCATCTCGGGGCTGACGCCGCGCTCGAGCGCTTCGCGCGCGCGCAGGTACTTCGGCGCCTCGAACGGGTCGCCGTTGCCGTCGTACCAGTCACCGGGGCCGGGCATTAGAACAGCTCCTTATCGAGCGCGCTTTCCTCGTCCTTGCTGAGCGGCTTTGCGCCGCCTCCGCTCGAGCCGACCGGCCCGCGGTAGTTGATGCGGCCCGGGACGTCGGTCGGCTTGTATGGCGCCTTCTTCTTCGCGATCGGGCGCGCCTCGGTCTCGCCGCGCACGCCCAAGCCGTACGGCGCGAGGTTGGCGGCGACGTTGAGGTGGAGCATGCGGGCGATGCCTTTGAGCCGCGCGCCCGCGACCGGGTTGGGCGCGCCCAGGTAGGACAGCTCGGGAAGGCCCGCCTTGATCTCCTCGCGCTCGGCACCGGTTCCGCCGCTGCCCGCGATCTTCAAGATGATGCCCTGGTGCTCATCCTTCAGCTTGTCGTACTCGTCGCGCAGCGCGATGCCGGGGCCCGACACTTTGTCGGCAGGGCTGAGCCGGTCGTACTCGGCGACGATCTGCTGCAGCCGATTGCTCGCATCGATCGCGCGCGTTGCGGTCGACAGCTGCTGCTGCACGGCCGTCTGCGTCCGCGGGTTGCTCGCGATCCGCGTGTACGTCTCAGGCTGCACCACGACGAGCGCCGGGTTTGCGGCCTCGAACTGCGCGACCAGGTCGGACTGCTCGCCCGCCGTCTTGGGTGCACCCGCGCGCGGTGGCCCGGCTCCCATGTCCTTGTAGAGCTGCTCGAGCCGCATCGGGATCTGCTTGGCTGGACCCTTCTGCAGCGCGCTGAACCGCTGCTCCCATTCGACCGGCACGACGCCATCGGGGAAGTGCTGCGCGAACGCGGCGTGTTCGGCTTCCCAATCGATCGGGCCGCCCATGGCCTCGGGCGCGCCGGCGTCGCGCAGGTTCGCGTTGATGCCCGCGAGCCTTTCCTTGTTGGGCTGCGTGGCGTTGCTGACCGCCGATGCGGTTGCAGCAGCGCGATCAGTGCGTGCCTGACCAACGGCGCCCGTGTTCTTGAGGTAGTCGTTGACGGTCGGGAACAGTTTCTGCACCGCAGTCGCCGACAGCCCGTCGACCGTCTTGGGATCGATGCCGCCGCGCACCGCCGCTTCGCGGTACGTCTTGGCGGTCGCGCTGTTCGGGTCGTTCATCTCGGTCCACTGCTCATCGATGCGCTGTTCGCGCTGGCCCGCGAGCCCGAGCCGCTTCTGTGACAGCGCGAGGCCCTGCAGGCGCGCCGCCATCGTCATGGGGTCGACGGCCTGATTCCAGCGGCCGCCGCCGGCGTAGGCGTTGTCGAGCGCGCTCTGCGTCTTCGCGCGCTCGGCCATGCGCCGGTAGTTCTCGTAACGCGTCGCGTCGCCCCCGTTCGCGATCGCTTGGAGGAAGCGCGGCGCGTTGCGGCCCTTGTTGAGCGCGAGATCGAGCAGCCCGCCGCCGACCAGCGCCCAGGTCGGCGTCTCGGGCGCGAGCGGCACGTCGGGCAGCTGCGGCGCGGCGCGCCGTGACATCTGCGGGCTCTGCATGGCCTGGCTGGCGTAGCGCTGCGCGAGCTGCTCGAGCGGCGAGCTCGGCGAATCGTCCGCCGAGGCCTTCGGCGACGGGTCGGGCGGCAGCTGTCGCTCGTCGACGGGCGACGCGTCGCTGATTGCTCGATCGATGGGCGACGGCTCGGCGCCGGCGCCGAGCGACGGCTCGTCACCTCGAGGGATGGGCGACGCGTAGGGCGCGGCCGCTGGCGACGCCTGCTGCGCGAGCAGCTCGCGCTGGCGCTCTTCCTCGTCCGGATCTGCGAAAGGGTTGAACGGCGGCATCAGAGGAACCCCAGCATGCCGCCCAAGCCGAGCAGCCCCTTGTCGTCCTTGAGATCCTCGCGTGCCTGCTGGTTCTCGAGCAGCCCGAGCTGTGTCTTGTTCGCGTCGTTGGTCGACTGCTGACCCGTCGTGCCCTGGTTGGTGTAGAGGCCGACGTAATCCTTGCCGGTCTGCTGGCGATCCTGCTCTCGCTGATACGCGTCGCCGGCGGTGGCGATCTGCGTGGTGGCGAGGTTCTGCGCGTTCTGCACGTTCTGCTGCCCCATGGCCGCCTGCGCGTTCGCGCCCGTGCTGGCGCGGTCGTACGCGCTCTGATCGATGTTGTAGCCCGTCTGGGCGAGGTCGGTGCCGCGCTTCATCGCCGCATCGGTCGCGCCGGTCTGCGCGTTGAACGTGGTCTGCGCGCGCGCCGCGGCGTCGTTGGCCGCCTGCTGACCGCTCGCGTTGACGCCAGCGAGCCGCCCATACGCGGCGTCGTTCGCGCCGAGCTGCACGCCGGTCGCCTGCGCGTAGCGGTCCCACAGCTCTTGGGTCTGCTGCTGCTGCAGCTGCGTGTTGTAGTTCTGCTGCGCGATCGAGCCGGAGCGGTTGAACTGATCCATCGCGTCGGCCGCGCTGCCCGCGGTCGAGGCCTCGCCGAAGCTCTGATTGCGCATCTGACCAGCGAGGTCGACGTACTGCCCGAGCGCGTCGAGCGAGGTGCTGCGGTTGCCGAGCGCCATCTGATCGGCGGCGGTGCCCGTGGCCATCTGCTCGGCAAACCCGCTGTTGCGCAGCGTGTTGGCCGCGTCGCCGTACTGACCGAGCGCCGACAGCTGCGTGCTCTGATTGCGCGCAGCGTTCGCGTCGAGGCCGCCGGCGCGCGTGGCGCCTTCCGCGAAGCTCGCGCCGCGCAGCGTGTTGGCCTGGTCACCGTACTGGCCGAGCGCCTGCATCTGCGCGGCGCGGTTACCCGCGGCGGTCTGGTCGGCTGCGTTCGCGCGCGTCGCGCCCTCGGTAAAGCTCGAGCTGCGCAGGTCGCCGGCGAGCCCGAGCGCCTGCCCCAGCGCGTCGAGCGAGGTGCTGCGGTTGCTCTGCGCCATCTGATCGGCGGCGTTCGCCTTGTCGAGGCCCTCGCCGAAGCTCGAGGCGCGCATGCTGCTTGCGAGCCCGGTGCCCGCGGCCTGCGCGCGCTCCGCTCGCTGCTCGGCGCTCGCCATCGCGGCGAGATCCTGCATCATGCGGTTCTGCGACGTGGTCGACGCTGCGCCGAGCATCGCGGCGAGCTCGTCGCCGCTGCCGCGCATCCCGCGGGCCTGCAGGTCTCGTAGGCGCGCGTCGAGGTACGCCTTCCGATCCTGCTCTTCGGTCTGGCGCGCCTGCTCCATCATGAAACGCTCGGTCGCGCTCATGCTCGGATCGCTGTTCGCGAGATAGCGATCGAGGAACGACTGCTGCGCCCCGACCGCGTTGGGGTCGGCGTTGACGCCCGCGGTCGCGCTCTGCAGATCCATGTCGCCGCCGGCAACCCCGAGGTACCGGTTGCCGATCGCCTTCTGCATCGCGATCGCGTTGGGGTCGGCGTAGTTGCGCGCCAGCGCGCTGTCGATGTTGAGCTCGCCACCGGCGACGCGACCCAAGCGCTGCGCAGCGTCGGTCTGCATCGCGACGGCGTTGGGGTCGGCGTACACGCCGCCGTAGGCGCTCTGCGTGTTCAGGCCGCCGCGCGCGGCGCTGCCGAGTCCTGCAGCTGCATCATGCTGCATCGCGACGTCGCCGGCGTCAGCGCGCGACTGCGCGGCCTGGCTCTGCAGGTCGCCACCGCCGGAGCCGAGCCCGAGCAGCCGATCTGCAGCGGTGCGCTGCGCAGCGATGGCCGCGGGGTCCGCGGTCGCCGCGCCCGCCCTGCTCTGCAGGTCGGGGCCGTACGCAGCCGCGGTCTGCCATGGCATCGCGCCGGCCTTATTGGCGAGCGAGTCCGCAGCGGCCTTGTCCGCTGCGTTGTACTGATCGGCCTGGCCGAGCAGCCCGCCGAGCAGCGACATCTGATAGGCGTCGGCGTTCTGATTCGCGGTGCCGAGCTGCTGCACCGCCGACTGATCTGCGGCGGTCGCGCCGCCGTACAGCCCCTGCTGCGCTCCGAACAGGTTCAGGTCGTTGGAGCTCGCCGCCTGCCCAGCCTGCTTGAGCTGCTGCAGCGCATCGGCCGAGTTTGCCGCGGCCGCAGTGGTCGCGCCCGATAGACCTCCAACCGCTTTCTTTTCGGCAGCGTTCGCCGTTTCGGTTGCCGCGCTCTGCCCCTGCGCTGCATCGGCAAGGCCGGCGAGCGCCGCAGACTGGTTCTGCGTGCGAGTCTGCTTCGCATCGCCCTGCATGCTGGCGACGATCCGTTCTTCGGGCGACATGCGCGCGAACAGCTGCGGATCAGTGCCGAACGGAACACCGATCCAATCGCCGGTGCTCGAGTCCTTGATGTAGTTGTAGACCTGGCCGTCGAGGCCCTGCACCGACGAGGTCTCGACCGGGCCGCTGAGAGACTGCAGCTGCGCAAGGCTGGGTCCGAAAAGGTCTGCGCCCATTTAGCCCACCGCCAGGAAAGTGAACCGGTACCGCGTCGCGAGCGTCAGGCCCGCGAGCGAGGGAATCGAGACGCCGGTAGGCGTCGCATTGAACGACACCGACTGCGTGACGCCGATGACGTCCTCGGGCGCGCTGTCCTTGCGCACGCTGCACAGCAGCATCGCCGGCGCGCGATCGAGTGCGACGCGCAGCGGCTCGGCGTAGATGTCGGTGAACTGCACGAGCCGCAGCTGCGGGATCGAGTCGAACTCGCGCTGAACATCGCGCGCGAAGTCGCTGATCTCAGGGTCGCGCGAGGTCAGCGCGCGGATGCGTGGGCGCTGCGCGGTCATCGCGGCCTCGGTTCCGGGCTCACCGGCTCGTAGCTCGCGGCCATCATGCGGAATGACCACGCCGTCGCCGTGTCGCCGGCGCTGAAGCTGAAGCCGAACACCAGGCGCGGATCCTGCGCGGGCGCGTTGTTCGGCACCGACAGCCGCACGCGCGACTCCGCAGCGTCGACCGGCACCGTCACCGGCAGATAGTTCGTGCCGCCGTGCTGCGGCACGAGCGTCAACGCCGAGCTGACACCCTCGAACGCGAGCTCGAGGTCGAGCCAATCCTTCTGCGCGCTCGGATCACCACCCACGAGCGGCTGGAACTTCACCAACGCATTCGCAAGCCGCGTCGAGCTCGAGTCGACAAGGTGGTACTGCAGCGATGGGCCTCCCGCCGTCGCGGTGCCGTAGAGCAGAGAGGTCAGCGCGCGCGAGTACGTGATCGCGGTTGCATCGTCGGGCAGCTGTCGCTTGCAGAAGCTCGAGGTCAGCCCGCTATAGACCCAGTAGTCGTCACCGGCATTGGTGGTGACGAGCACTTCGTGGTGCGCTTCGTCGCAGCACAAACGCGTGTCCCAGGTGTCGGCGTACTTGCTGCCCGCGAACTCGCCCGCCGACTCGGCCTGACCGATCTTGCCGCGCGAGATCGGCGTGACGTCGCCGCTCGCGCTGATCGCGACCAGGCCCTGGTTCGTGTACGCCCACGCAATCTCGTCCATCACGCACACCGAGAGGCGCGAGGCGAGGATCAGCGTGGGGTCTTTCTGGTTGACGATCCAACCATTCGCATCGCCGCTGATCACCCAGAGGCCGTCACTGCAGAAGACGAGCACGACGCCGCCGACGCTGACGCCGCGGTAGATCTCGCCGTTGCCGACGAGAAACTTGTTGTTGATCGGCGTGGCCTCCGGCTTGTCGGCCTCGGCCCAGTGCACGCGGTTCAGTCGCTGATCCGGCGCGACGGTCTGCGCTGCCGCGCTGTAGTCGGCGATCGGTGGATAGTAGTTCTTGCCATTGCTCGCCTGAACGGTGAACGAGCCCTCGTAGGCGAACTGCCGACCGAGCGCGAACTTGAAGCCGCTGACGTCGGTGACCGCGTAGTTGTCGCTCGGCTGCTTGTCCGCGACGAACGCAAACGCGTCCATGCCGCTGCCAGAAGCGGCGGGCGCGCCGATGCCCGCGGAGAACGCCCAAAAGCTCGAGACCTGCAGCCGGTGCCCGTTGATTGTGATCTGATCGACTGCTGTGCACGCAGCCGCGGCCGCAGAGCCGGTTGCCGCATTGTTCAGCGTGACGCTCGTCGCGCCGACCACCGTAATGTAGCCGTCGATGTTGGCGCCCTGAAAGACGTGCTGCCCGACGGCGAGCCCGACCATGTCGGCTCCGCTGATCGCGGTGATCGTCGCGCTGCCGTTCGTCACCGTGCCCGTGAACGCTCGCCAACCAATACCGGTGGCGCGCTGCGAGCCGGTGAGCGCAGAGCCCTGGCTGTTCATCGCGCCCGACACGTACTCGTTGAGCAGCGCCGGCGTCGTGGTGCCCAGATAGAACACGTGGTCCTGGTGCACGACGATGTCGCGCGCGAGCGGCGGCGCGTCCTGGTTCTTGAGTGGGCCATCTAGCCCGGGGGCGATCAACGCCTCGTCGCCGAGGCTCGTCTCCGCAATGTCGTCGGTGATGTCTAGGTACTTGTTGGCAACGTCCGCCGCAGCGACGGTCTGCGCCTTGACGAAGAGATAGGTGTCGCCAACCTCGGCCGGCGTCGTCTGCACGCGCGTGCGGTAGAGCTCGACGATGTCGCCGGCAGCAACCTGCGTGTTGCTCTCGATCGCGACGCGCAGCTGCAGGTACTCACTCGCGCCCGTGTCGTTCGCGGTGAGGTACCGTCCCGAGAACGGCCCGTTGGTCTCGTAGCCGTCGCTGTGCACGCGGCGGATGCGCGCGACGTAGCCAACCTGCTTGCCGGTGGCCAGCCAGCCGGTGGCGGTCTCGAACGCACCATAGATGTACGGCCGCCCAAGCCCCGCGAGCCTTGCCGTCGTGTCAGTCTCGCTGTCGAGCACCAGCGGCCCGTTCGCGCTGCCGACGATGGTGCGCCCGCGCTGCCGAGCGACCGGCGCGATTCCGGTGCTGAAGCTGTGCGCGAACGCCGCGGGGCTGGTGATCGCCGTCGCGCCAGCGCCGTTCACCCAACGCATGTTCCAGGTTCCGGCGTCGTCGCCGATCGCGAGCTGGTACGCGTCGCCGGCGAACAGCTGGCGCGCGGTGTAGCCGTTGGCCAGAGCGTTCGCGCGGAGGTTCTGAAGCCCCGGCACCGACGACAGCACGCCAGGGTCGCGCAGCATGACGTTGCGGGCGACGCTGAGCGCACCGGCGTCATACCAGCCGTACTTGTTCGGCTGCGTGACGATGCCGAGCGGCCTGACCGTGATCTCTTTCACGTGGCACCCGAGCAGCAGCAGCGTGAGCAGTAGGGCAAAGCGGTTCATCCGAAGGTGTTGGCGGTGTTGCGCCGGCGAGAGCGGCCGCGGCGGATCAAGATGTTGCGAGGCACGACCACGCGCGGTGCGTCCTGCACGCGCGGCTCGATCACCCGGATGAAGCGGGCCATGTCGCCGTCCTCGCCGCTCACTTCCTTCTCGAGCTCGGCCGCGCGCGCGTAGGCGCCTCGAGCTCGCGAGATCCGCGCCGCGGTGACCGTGCACAGCGCCGGGTGGAAGCTCTCGTGCAGGCAGGGCCAATCGGTCTGGCCCGCCGCGCGCACGTAGTCGCCGGTGGTTCCTGACTCGACGTCGGAAAGGTCGGCGCCGTTGAAGCTGATCGAGTAGGGGCCGCTGCCGGTGATCGCGCAGACCTCGCCGACCAGTGACAGCTCGTGCCAGCCGTTCTGATGCACGATGTCGAGCCGGTCGCCGGTCGCGATCGCAACGCCGGTGACACGGTTCAAGGGCAACGCCGCCACGATCACGGTGGCAGTGTCGACGTTGACCGCGGTGACGAGGCCCGCGGTCTGCTCCTGCGTGAGCAACGACGGCGCGATGTAGTAGGTGAACAGCACGTCGAGGTCGCTGCTCGGCGGCGCGTCGAACACGACCTGGTCGCCGATGATCTCGTAGCGACCAGCGCTGTTGACGATCTCCACGCTCTCAGTCGAGAACGCGCGATACGGCAGCCTGAAACGGAACTTCTCACCGTCGCACGCCAAGGCCTGCTGCTTGAGCCAGTAGCCGGAGCGCGCCTTCACGATCGGCTTGCCGAACACGGCGCCGCACGCGTCGGTCAGCTCTTGCCGGATGCGCGCTGCGGTGTAGTCGTTGTCGCTGCTGCTCAGCTTCGCCTTGAGCAGCACCGCAGCGACCATTTCATCGACGCGCACGGCTCACCCCATCAGGTTCTTGCCGCCGTTGAACGGCAGCAGGTACCGCAAGAGGTCCTCGCCCTGCAGCCCGCCGGCCGCGTGGTTGATCTGCGCGGCGCGCAGCCGATCGGTCGGGAAGCCGAGCGATGCGGCGTAGTCGGCCTGCAGGTCGCGCACGCCCTGGCGCTTCATCTCCTGCTGCTGACGCTTCTGATCGAGGTACTGGCCCAGCACCGCGAGCGCGGGCGAAGCCGCTGCGAGTCCTGCGGTTGCCCCCGTCGGCTGCGCTGCGCCCACGCTGTCGGGCAGGTGCGGATCGCGAGCGCCCATCGGGCCGACCGGCGAGCCCTGCGGGGGGCCGGGAGCGAACGCAGGCGCGCCCATCGGCGGCGCAGGCCGACCGAACGGATCGGGTCGCGACTGCAGCCCCATCGCAGCGCCGGGCGCCGCGTTCGTCGGCGAGCTCGGCCGAGGCTCGACCGCCTTCGCGCCCGCCTGCTCATTCCAGTACGCCGGCGGCGTCACGCCGCTGGGCATCTGATCGGGCACCGCCGAGCGCGGCCGCCCGGCGTCTCCGTACGTCGGACCGAACGACTCAGAGACATCAGAGGGCGACGGGTCCCGATACGGATTGGCGGGCAGCCCGAGAGTGCTGTTGCCCATCGGAGGCGCGTTCGCCGCGCGACCCATGCGACCCTGGCGCTCGAGCTCCTGCTGCCGCTGCTCCTCGTCGAGGTAGCGTTCCAGCGCGTCGTTCCCCTGTGGCCGCATCGAGAACGACATTGCTTCGCGCGCTTCCTCGCTCGGCTCGGTTTAGGAGACCGCCCGGCTGCTGGTGCCGAAACCAACAGCCGGGCGCATGGCAACGAACGCGAATCAGGCCGGAGCAGAGTCGTACGTCGAGACGATGCCGGTGAACCGCATGCACTGGTGAGGCAGCGGCAGCAGCGGCGCCTGGTGCGAGAAGCACCGGATGCGGGAGCCCGCGTTGTTCTCGAGCTCCTGCAAGAACATCTCGTTCTTGCCGTTGGTGAACGTGTTGTCGGTCTGACCGACGCGGATGCCGCCGTTCTTGTTGGGGTTGAAGAACGCCAGGCCCTGCTGGAAGTAGTCGTGCGTCTTGACCACCACCAAGCCGATCTGCGTCGCGTACTCGACACGCGAGGTGCCCTGCACGCGAACGTCGGGCTTGTCTGCCGCCTGCGGCGTGAAGCGCACCAACGTGTTTGCTTCCTCGATCAGGTCAGCCATGCACGGCGCCGAGACGTAGAGCGTGCCGCCATCGCGGACGCCCTTGGCCTTCAGCGTTGCGAGCGCGCCGAGGATCTTGGCGCGGGTCAGCGCGCCGCCCACGGCGAACTGCGACACCTTCCACTGCGGGTAGACGCCAGCGTCGATGCCGAACAGCGAGCCGGTGTTCGCGGCGATCGCCTCGATGCCGTAGCAGCTGACGTCGATCGAGCTGGCCGGCAGGATGATGTCGTTCGCGGCGACCGTCGCCGCGGAGCCCGTCTTGAACAGCTGCAGACGGTTGGTGCTGTCGACGACGGCCTGCAGCGTGACTCCCGACGCGCGAAGCGTGGTGCCATCCGACTGGTACACGTCGAACAGGTGGCCGATCAGCCGCTGGAACAAGCCGGGGCGCCACGTGGACTTGGTGATGTTGACCACCTGGGGCGCAGCCAAGTTGGCGCCGCTGACCGACGCAGAGACGGTGCCGATCGATGCCGCGGCGGTCGAGGTCGGACCGGGGCCGGCGAGCAGCTGGATCTCGCGGTAGACCTCCGCGGTCAGCATCACGCCTTCGGTCGCTTCGTCCCACTTGTCGAAGTACGCGCCGCCCTGACCGCCACCGTCAGAGATGCCGTTCATCGTCGCGAAGACGTCGTTGTACGGGACGTCGTCCTGCACGAGGATCGACGAGCCGGTGACGCTCGCGGACTTGAACACCGCGGCGATCGGCGACTTGGTCGGGAAGGCAGTGTTGGTGTCGTCGAACGTCACGCCGCCGGGCAAGCCGAGGCGGATCGGGAAGTCGTACGATGCACCTTCACGCTGCTGGCGTGGAACAAACGGGAAATCCTTTGCGAGCGTGTCGATGCTCGGCATCGGATTCATGAACTTGCCGTACCGCTTGGTGAGGTACGCAGCGATCGCGCTGGTCATGGTTGTGGAGCCTCACGGGGAAAGGGTTGAGAGCCCTCTCGCGCTCGGTTGTCCGTCCACGACGTCGATCGGATTGTCCGTTCGCTTGTTCGCGCCCGCTCACACAGGGCGCGAGTGCGTCAGGGTCGTCACTCGTTCGAGACTGGGTCTTGCACGGGGTAGCGCAGCGAAGATCGCACGCGACTAAGACGCGTTCAGCGTCCTGTTTTTCAGGCGGCCACCTGCTCGCTTCCCGGTCCGAGTGGGACGTAGCGGTTGGTCTGCGAGCCCGCCGGCTCGCCGCGCACGCCGCCGGCGCAGTGGATGCGGCGCACCAGCCCCTTACGCATCAGCGTGCGGATGTGGTCCCACACATTTGATCGCCTGGGGTTTACGCCTGCAAACTCGCCAAGCTCAGCCTGCGACGGTGTGAGACCCAATCGCGCGTGAGCGAGGATCGAGCCGTAGATCGCCACCTGCGAACACGTCAGTCCATGGCTCTTGCGAAGCGAGCCATAGAACGGCAGCGGCTCGAGCGCGGGCTGCATCGCTATCGAAGCTGCTTGAACTTGTCGAGGCGCGTGCGGAACGCTGCGGGATCGCCCTCGGTCGGGATCTCACCGAGGCCCGGCACGGTGACGGCGGTTGGTGCGGCCGTTGGGCGCGCGGGCAGGTGCTGCAGCTGCGCGGGTTGCGCCGTCCGCTGCAGCTGCGCGGCCGCGGCTCGGGGCTGAGCGCCGCCGGGCAGCAGATTGCGGATGCGAAGCTCGTCGCGCGTGGCGTCCGCTGCGACAGCGATCAGGTGCGCGTCGTCGCGGAATTGCTCGAGGCCGCTCTTCCACATCGAGTAGTAGCTGCGCATGTTGTCGAGCAGGTACTGCCCCGCGATCGGCAGGTAGTCGGCGCCCTGCGGGTTGTAGGCGTTGATGCCCAACGCCTCGAGCGAGCTGCGCTGCAGCCCGGTGATGCGCTGCGCGTCGACCTGGGTTGGCTGCTGCGGCTGCTGCGTGCGCAGCAAGGCATCGCGCTCGATCTTGTTCGCGCGTGCGTTGGCTGCTCGCTCCGCGGCCTCGGCCTTGAAGCGCGCGGCCTGCGCAGCGCGCTGGTCGGCGAGGTACTGCTTGGTCATCGCGTGCGCACGCTGATCGCGCTGCAGCACCGCGGGATCGGCAGGGTCGCCCTGGCCACCGCCGAACGTTTCGAACAGCGTGCTGTACTGCTCCATGTGGTGCGACGCCGCGAGCTCGAACATCGGCCACGCGTTGAGCCGTTGGATGCTTTCCATGAAGCCCTGCACGTTGGGCTGCTGCTCGGTGCCCCAGTTGCGCGTGACGTAGGCGTGCACGTTGTCGACCAGGCCGTGCTGCTCGACGCCCTTCGCGAAGCCCTCGGGCTTGTCCCAGTCGGCGAAAAGCGCGTTCGCACGGTCCAGCCGCTCGTTCATCGCCTTGCGCTGTGCGGCTAGCTCCATCACGCCGCGCGTGAAGCGCGAGTGACGCATGCCGCCTTCCTTCCACTCCTTGAACGTGCCGCGCACCTTCTGCTTGGCGCCGTCGAGGCCGTCGAGCTCGTACTCGTCGCCGATGTGCTCGAGCAGCTGCGGCGGCAGCGTTCCCTTTGCGATCGCAGCGAGGATGTCTGCGCCCGAGACGCCGTGATAGAGCTGCTCAAGCGCGCCAGTCTGCGCCGCGGGCTGTCCGGCCGCCTGCTGCATCTGCGCGGCGAGCTCGTCGGCGCTGACCTGGCCCTCGGCCGCGAGCTGCTGCGTGATGGGGTCGGCCGCAGAAGCGTCGCCAGGCACCGGCCACGGCTGGCCGTTGTTCGGGTCTGCGGTCGCCGGGTTCGGCTGCTGCGTTGCCGTCGGCGGCTGCACCGGCGCCGGCGCGACGGGCGGTCGCACCGGCGGCTGCACTGCAGCAGGTGGCGGCGCAGCAGGCGCAGCGCTCTGCGCCGAGATCGCGCTACGGAAGTTGGACGGCGATGCGTCGCCGGTGCTGGCTGCGGGTGCTCCATCGTTGGCCATGTCTGCTCCTCTATCGCTGCCGCGCTACGCGGCTTGCGGCGTTCCGATCGGTGACTGCGCGGGCTTGGGAATCGGCGTGCCCACGTCGGGACCTTGCTTGTGCTGCAGCGCTTCGGGCATGTGCGCGCCGCCGCCACCGCCACCACCGGGCGCGGGGTGCGGCGGTCCGCCTGGACCACCACCACCGGGCGGCAAGCCAGGCGCGCCGGGCGCAGGCGCTGCCATCGAGCCGGGATACGGCGGGCAGTGGAAGGCCTGCAGATAGTCAGGCGCCGTCGACTTCCACATGTGCATGTGGTGCTCGATGTGCGCCATCACCGCGTCGGCGTACGCGGGATCTTCGAGCGCGCGCTTGGTGCTGAGCTCTGCGGTGTGACTCTCGATGTGCAAAGGATGGATGTCGGTCATCAGGACCGGCACCGCAGGCACCCAACGGTATGGAATCGGCGCAGGCCCCGACGGCATGCCATTCGGCAGCTCCGGCGGCGGGGGATCCACCTTCTGCTGAACCTGCGGCGGGCCCTTCTTTGGATCGCCGCGCAGCAGCTCGTTTTCGTACTTGATGCGGAGCCGGCGCAGGCGCGCGTTCTTGTAGAGCGGCGTCGGCGTTCCGCTGTTTAGCGTCTCGTTGAGCTGCGCCGGATCCTCGATCGCACCGGGGATCTTGAGCATCAGCTGCGCGACTTCCATGCGGCCCGCTTGGGTGCGGCTCATGGGGTTCGCAGTCTTGACGCGCACGCCGCGCACGCCCTCGAGATCCGACTTCGTGAACGACGCGACGTAATCGCGGTCATCGCCGCCGGCGATGCCGAAGATCATGGGGTGCTCGGCGAAGCGCTGCAGCACCACGAGGATCATGTTGGCCACGGCTTCGCGGTGCTGATCGACAGCTGCCTGCAAACCGCTGTTCGCCTCGATCGCGATGCTGTGGAAGAGCGCGGCCATGGTGCCCGACGTGATGTTTTTGTCGGGGTCGCCGCGCGTAACCGCGTTCAGGCCGCTGCGAGACTGCAGCCGCTTGATGCACTGCTCGAGGAACCACTTCGCGGACTCCGGGATCGCCGGTGGATCGATGTACTTGGGGTGATCGGTGTCCGTGGGCTTGGTGAAGATCCGCTCACCGCGGGCGAGCTCCTCGGCCGTGATGGTGGTCCCGACGTCCATCACCATCGAGAGCCGACCCCAGTTGGTCAGGTTCGATGCGCCATCCGACATCAGCTGATCGATCACGGTGTTGATCGACAGCATGTCGTAGATCGGCGTGTACCCGAACGCGCAGCCATCCCAGGGCCACGGCTTGAACTCGATCAGCGGAATCGTTGGGTAGGCCAACGGGATGTCGAGCAGCTTGATGTCGCCAGCAAAGCAGAGGTATCGGCCGGTCTTGAACTTGCCGCCCTGCGCAGCGTCGAGCGCCGGACTCGGCAGGTGATAGAAGTGCTCGACCGGGATCTCGTCGCGCTGCGCGTTGGAGCTGACGGGGTCCGTGCTGAACAGCGACTCGATGCTGTATGGGTCGTTACCGTCGACAGCGAGGAGCTGCGCTGCGAGCTCGGGGAACAGTCCGGCGAGCTCGTGACGGCTTCGGCGTTCGATTGCGGTGCGCCAGAGATGATCGTCGGGATCCTCGGTGCGCGGCTCGCAATACTGATCCCACGGGTACAGCGCCTTGAGAATGATGTGCCCAGTTTTCGGGCCCGGCACCATCTCGGTCACCGGCCGACCGGTCTTCGGGTCGAGCTCGGGCGCCTGCGAGCCATCGGGCAGCGTGCGCATGACCGTGACTTCCTTCGCCGGCAGCTGCTCGCCGGCGGTCGGGTCCCAGCGCATCCACGTGTAGCCCTGCGCGTACCACGCAGCGTGATCGATGACGCGACGCTCTTTGCGCTCGCCGTAGCGGTCGGCGTAGACGTACTCGACGATTCGGTCCGAGGGCTCTGCTTGCGCGAGCGAGTCGTAGTTGTCGTTGGTTGCGTACGTCTCGAACGCGGGCCGGTTGCCGATGGCCATCGTCACGAGCTGGTCGGCGTAGCTCGCGACCTCGTTGACGCGAAAGTTGAGCAGCTCGCCGTCGTCGCCGGCGAAGCCAACGCTCAGCGTCTCCCAGCTCTGCACATCGTCGACTGCTTGGCCGTGGCGCTGGCAGTAGCTCGCGAGCCAGGCATCGATGAACCCGCGCGTGCGCGCGAACTCGAAATAGGCCTTTTTCTTCTCTTTGAGGACGCCGATCACTTCGACCGCATCGCGCGCGGCCCAGTACAGCGGCGTCGGCTGCACCTGTCGCTGCTGCTGCTCTGCCTCGAGCACGTGCTCGACGGTGATGCCGGGCGGAGCCTGGCCGCCGAGCTCGGGGATGTAAGGACCGAAGCTCACGCGGTCGCCTCACGGTGCGGCGTCAGCTTGGTCTCGCCGCTGAGCACGCTCGCGGCGAACGCATCAGTGTCAACGCCACGTGTCGAGGGGCGCTGATGGTGCTTCGCCCGGTCGTATTGGTGCTGCTGGTAGCCCTGCGCGATGGCGATGCGGTTCACGTCGCGCTGGGTCAGCTTGAGCCGCTCGACGAGCCAGCGATGAAACAGCACCTGCTCGGCGCGCCATACGAACATGTTCACGTAGCGCAGCGTCGGGTTCGCCTTCTCGCGCGCGAACGCGCGTCGGCCCAGCATCGCGTCGCAGCGCGCCGCGCACATCGCGATCAGGTCGGCATGCTCGCGTAGCCGCTGCTCTTCGTCGGGCGTGAGCGGTGCGACGACGATGCCGCTCGCGTTCTCGACGCTCTCGGCCTCGAGCTTCTCGAGCGCGGCGATTGCCTCGATCAGCTCGTGAATCGTGCGGTACGGGCGCGGCCCGCCGGGCTGACGGTCGGCGTAGCTCATGCCGCAATCCTGCGGACCATGACGACGATCGACAGCGAGCCGTCGGGATTGCGATACCAACGCTCGTCCTCGAGCGGGTGGCCGCCCTTTTCGACCACCCGGATCAAGAACGGATGGTTGTAGGCGACCGCCTCGAAGTGCCCGAAGCGCTCGCGCAGCGCTTGGCGCAACGAAGAACGACGGCCGCCGGCAGCGACCGCTGGCGTGGGTGTAGCGCTGCCGGCGGCAAGAGATGCACGACAGCTGTCTGGCGCGGCGCTAGTTGGGCGCGTCACCTCGGTTGGCTGTCTCCACGCCAGCGGAGAGTTTCGATCGAGCGATCAAAGCGACCAGCTCGTCAGTGAAGTCACGGATCGATGCGGCGCCGCTCGACTCACCGCGGAGGGCGATCAGCAAGCGCCGGAAGCATTCCGTGTACACGGGGAGGCACTGCTCGGCGTTGAACATGCGCGCGATGCGATCGTGGTACCGAAGGAACTCCTCGGGCAACGCCTTGCGACGCCGCAGGTACCAGTCGAGCGGTCGCACCTCGCCCGAAAAGATGTTCACCGCGCCGGCGTGGTCGACGAGCTGCACCCACTCGAGCGGATCCCAGTCGAGCTCAAGAGCCGCCGCCGCGGCATCTTCGGCGGCGGTCGCAGCAGCAAGCGCGTCATCGGCGGCTGCCTGCTCGGCTTCGGCGTCGGTGGTCATCCGATGTACACCAGGTGTCCAAAAACCTAGCACGGGCCCTTGCGGGCCCACAACGGGTCAGCGGCGGCTGCGCTTGAGCCCGCGCGCCCTGCCGACCACCTTGCGGCCGCTGTTGCCGTCGCCGAACGCCATGCGCTCCTCGGGCGTGCGCGTGCGCTTCTGGGGCGGCACGAAGTGCTGCGCGGTCGCGAGCGCGGCCGCAGGTGGGTACGGGTTCCGGTGCTGGTCGAGGTTGCGCCAGAAGTAGACCTCGGCCGCGAGCGCATCGAAGTGGCCATAGACCGGGTGCACTTCCCAATCGTCGGTTCCCTCTTTCTTCGTCGCCTTTTCGGTGTGGTCGATGACCGGGCCAGCCGTCGGCAGCAGCGAGATCCGATCGCCGCCGAAGGCATCGCGCAGGTTGTTGATCTGCACGATGGCGTGATCCTTCGCGGTCTGCGTGAACGCCACGCCGTACTCAGCCTGCAGCGATCGGATCATCAGCTTGTCGACGTCGCTGACGCGCGCGATCGGGTTCTGCTGGTATTCGCGGCCGTTCCAGAATCCGAAGTGCCCTTCCGGAACGAACTTGCGCCAGCGCTCGGGCTCGCGCGCCTCGCCGGTCGCAGCAGCCATGCGCGCGAGCTCGGCGTAATGCTCGAGCGTCGCCGGCGTGCTCGCGAGCAGCTGTTTCCAACCCAGGCGTTTCACATCGTCAACGGGGATCTCCGCGAGCTTCTCGTCGGGCCAGCGGCCCCAGAGCCGCCACTCAGCCCACGCGATCACGCACGCGACCTCGCGATAGCTGGGGTTGGCCTTCGCCCAGCTCCACTCAACGATGCCGCGCGCAGCGAGAAAGTCGTAGTAGCCGAACACCAGGCCGAAGAGATGCGCCGCGCCGGGGTCCGCAGCGGTCACGCACAGCGCGTACGGCGGTCGCTCGTGCTTGCGCACGTGCTCTGCGCGGTTGAACTCCGGCACCACGGCACGCGCCGGATCGCGCTCGACCTTGTTGTAATACTCGCGCTCTGCGATGCGGTGACCGCGTCCGCCCGACTCGTCGATGTACTGCTCGCGCTCCTCGTCGGTGATCGCGGTGTTGTCGTCGATGGTGCGCGAGACGTACGCGCCGCGGACCTCAGCGTCGGGCCGGAACACGCGCAGGAAGTCGTGCGCCGGGTCCTCGGGGCTGCTGCTCTCGAGCGCGAGGAACGCATGCGGTCGGCGCTGAAACTGCGGCAGGATCTTGCCGCGCACGGTCGCCTCGAGCCCACGCGGATGCTGCTCGCGGCCTTCGACGTGGCCCGCTTCGCTGATCACCACGCCGTCGCTGAAGTGACCGCGCAGCGCCTTCGGTCGCACGTCGATGCCGACCAGCTTGATCACGCTGCCGTTGCTGGGGAAGAACAGCCCCTCGTGCACCTCGCCCTTGCTCGGGTGGTACTCGGGGCGCACGTCGTCAGGCGCGTCGGCCGCGATGGCTTCGGCGAGCGGCACCACGATGCCGCCGATATCCTTCTGCGCAGCGGTCGCGTACGTAAACAGCGAGCCCGGGTTCTTGATGCAGAACTCGAACAGGATGACGAGCCATTTCCACGTCTTGCCGAAGCGCCGCGCGATCTCCTCGACCCACAAGCTGTACAGCGGGCCCTTCAGCAGCGCCTTGGCGTGCGCGCGATACTCGGGCGTGTGTCGACGCAGGTTCCACTCAGTGAACCGGTCGTAGACATCGCGCTGGTGCGGGTGCAGCTTCCAACGCAGATCACCGCTGCGCCACAGCGCGGCCTTCTGCACCTCGGGCAGATCGGAGCCCGCTTGCTGCAGGCGCTTGATCTCCTCGTCCAGCTCCGCGAGCTGGTCCTCGAGGAAGAGATAGGTGTGCAGCTTCATCCGAACGCGCGCAGCTCGCCGGCGAGCGGCAGCAAGCGCTTGCGCGTCGCCGGCGCTGGCCCGTGGATCGCTCCACTCGCAAGGAAGCAGCGCGCGGCGTCGGCGGCGTACTCGTACGGCTCGCGGAATAGCAGATAGCGCTCCAGCGCGATCGATGCGACCTGCATCATGAGATCGATCGCGCGGTCGGCTTCCTCGGGGGTCATGCTCTCTTGCCCCTCGCAACGCCGAACGCCTCTGCCAAGCGCTCACCGCTGGTCTTGCCGTCGTGCTGCTCGCTCGCCTCGCGGTACCGCGGCAGCTCGCGCTCGAGCTCGGCGCGCTTGCTGTCGTAGTGCTTCCGACAGATCGGCTGGTGCCCATCGAGGAAACGGCGCGCTGGCTTTCCGCAGCACACCGGCTCCTCCTTGTAGACGTGCTCGAGGAAATAGCCGTAGCTGCTCTCATGGTCGACGTCGCGCTCGCCGCGCCGACGGATAACGCGCACGCTGCACTTGCCTGCGCGGTCCAGCGCGTCGCGCTTGTCGATCTCTCGGCCCCACGCATCGGCCATGGCGCGGTGCAGCGTTGTCATGTCGACGACGCCCTCGGCTCGCCGCTGCATCGCAGCAGGTTCACCGCTGGCCCAGCGTGCCCACTGCACCCTGCTGATGGCGGCGCATCTCGGCCTCGTGCTCGTCGCTGATGCGGAGCACGGTCCGCATCGCCGCAGCACACGCGTCGACATCGGACAGCGTCTCGGCGCGCTCCATCGCGCGCACGAGCACTCGCAGCGCTCCGCTGCCTGGTCGGTCCGCTCGCTGATTCAGAAGCCCTACGTTCGCATCGGCCATGCTGTTTGCCTCCTCGCTTACGATGCCCATCGCATCTGTGCCATCACGCGCTCGTGCTCGCGCTCCTGCTGCGCACCCTCATCGCCGATCGCACCGCGTGGCAGGTCGACCATGGGCATGGCGATGTTCATGCGCTTGGCCTGCAGCCACGGCGCGAAGCGCATGAACGGTCGCTCGCACACCGCCGCGCGCGGCTCCTGGCTCAGCGCCGGTCGCGCGAGGTCTCGCGCCCAGTCGATCACATCCGGCACCGCAGCCAAGAAATCGCGCAGCGTCATCGGCACCACGGGCTCGTCGTCGCCGTCGAAGTCGTAAGCGCCGTCGAGGTAGTCCTCGAGCCGCTGGCCACACGCGGCGCTGATCTCGTCGGCCATCTGCCAAGCGCGCTCCTCAGTCGCGAAGTCGAGGATCACGGTACGACTCGGCACGTAGACCACGACCCACGGCAGCATCGGGCGCGTTGCGTTCTGGTGCACGATGCCTTGCGGCATCTTGACCACCGCGAAGTGACCGACGCGCCACGCGGGCGCGGTGGGGTCGTGCCAAATGAACGCGGCGTCGTCGCGCTCGCAGAGCAGCGCTAGCCGCTCCTTGAAGCTCAACGACGCCGGTCCGTCCACGGCTGCGCTCAGGTCGAGCGGCTCACGCTCGAGCCCATCCGCAGCCTCGTCATCCATGGCCACAGCCGCGCTCAGGTGTTGGTGTTCGGCTGCGCGTCGCCGCTGGTACTCGGCGTGGTGCTCGGCGTGGTGCTCGCCTTCGACAGGTCGTCCTCGGCCTCGCGCGCGAGCGCGGGGATCGTCGCCGCGGGCTTGGCCTGCGCGAGCTCGGCGGCGCGCTGCTCCACCTTCTGCTTGCGAGCCAGCTCCTGCGCCTCGGCCTCGATCTGCGCGTCCTCGGCCTTCTGCGCAGCTTCCTCGGCCTCGCGCGCGAGCGCGGCATCGTCGTCGGCAATCACGCCGGAGTACGCGAGCAGCACGAGCGTGCGAACGTCGTGCGCCATGTCGAGCGTTGCATCGTTCTGCTCGGCCCACTTCACGAGAGCGCGGGCCTTCGCCGCGACCTCGCGATCGGTCATCTTTCGGGCTTCCTCGATGGTCATACGGGGCATGGGCGGTGATCCTTTTTTGTCCAGGGGGTGGACAGAGGATGCCCCAGGCGGGGCGCCGTTTCCAGACGCGCCCGGATCGTCGTCGGTCACGAACTCGAGGCCATTCTCAGCGGCCCACGCGCGCCACGCATCGTCACTGGCGTCGCGATCGGGCGGGTGCGTCACGTGCTGCGGGTCGCTGGCCCAAAGCCAGAACGCTTGGCTGTAGCGCGCACCGCGGTTGTAGTCGCACCACGCGCAGTCAGGCGGGCAGGCATGCGCGGTCACCCGTTGTCGCTCGGGTCGCCATAAACCACCTCGCCGAGCTCGGCATCGTAGCGGCCCCAGCGATGCCCAGGGCGAGCGATCCGGTCCAACGCTTCCTTCAGCGACGGGACGTCGGAAAAGTTCACCTCACGCCAGCGCGGATATGAGCCCGCGTCGATGCCGAACAGCGCGTCCGCGTTTGCGAGCGTGCGCCTCGCCTCGTCGGCGCTGAGCGGTCCCGGCCGCTCGAGCAGCGCGCGCAGGTCGCCGCCATCCTCGACCAGGCCGAGCGCGCGCATTTCATCGATCGCGTGCAGTCGACCAGCGAGCGTGCGCGGCGGCTCGTTGCCAAGCTGCAGCTCGAACGCGCGACCACTCCGCAGCGTGGCGCCGTGCTCGCCGATCAGGCGCACGGGCTCCGCGAAGCGGAACGAGCGGCCCTCGGCTTCAGCGCCGGCGAATGGCGCGCGGGCGTTCACCGGCGCGCTGCGCGGCACCTGCCAGAAGCGACGCACGCGCTCGCCGGGCTCGACGATGGGCGCCAGCGCTGCGCCTGCAGCTGAACCGAGCAGCGCGCGTAGGAAGGTGCGGCGAGTCAGCATCGGCGAATCCGTTCCTTCGTGGTGTCACCCCAGTACGCCGAGCTCACCTCAACGAACGGCGGCAGTCCCACACCCTTGCCATCGTTCATCTCGACGCTCTCGATCTCACACACTCCACTGTCGAACGCGATGGGCCGCGCGCGCTCCTCGGGCGTGAGACTCCGCAGCACAGCGATCAGCTGATCGACGGTCATCGTGCGCCACCGCTCCTGAGCAGCTCGCTATGCGCGCGTGCGTGCTCGTCCTGCTGATCTCCGCGCGCCACCGAGCTGATGCCGCCGATCGTGTTCATGTGCTGCTCGATGTGCTGCAGGTACAGCTCGCTCTGCTGCTCGGGGGTGAGCGCCGAGCGCCGCGGTCGCTCGCACCACATCCGCCAGAGGATCGGCGTGCACGCGCACAGCGCCATCGCGAGGGCGCCGAGCACAAAGCCGAGTGCGAGGTCCGACGTCACTGCTTCGACTCCGGCTCGCCCTGCTTGCGGTACGGGTTGCGCTCGACGTGTCCAGGAACGACGGAGCGCCTGCCCGCGGCGTGTCCTGAGTCCCACACATCGGCGCAAAGCCCCATCGTCTTGTCGGGGTCGAGCGCATCCTGAAGCCGCGCGTTCTGATTCTCGAGCGCGTGCACCTTTGCCTGCCACGCTCGCTCGCGCTCGGCCTGATCGTCGCTCGGCACGCGCAGCATGCGCTCTTGCTGATGCTCCTCGACGTTGCCGTGGCTCCTGTAGAGCGCCATCGCACCGTAGAACGATGCAGGCGACGGCGGGGGCATCGGCACGAAGCCCTCGGCCGTCATCACGTGCATGCGGTGATCGACCGGCAGCGCAGCGCGCGGCGGCACCATGCCTGCGTTGTCGAGCAGCACGCGCAGCTCGGCGACGGTCAACCGCGCAACGCCGGTATCGTCGCCCGCGTGCTCGTGTGCCTCGTACTCGGCCTGCAGTCGGTTCAGCAGCACAGCGATCGGCGTGTCGCGCGGAGGCGTCGCCTTGCGATGCTCTGCAAAGCTGGCCTCCGCGCGCTTCGCCTCGAGATCGTGCTCGTCGTCGGTCATAGCTTGCACGTCACCCATGCGAACAGCACCGACAGCGCGAACGCTGTCAGTGCTATCACCGCGAACACCGCGACGAACGTCCCGAGGAACGTAACGAGCGCGCGGGCGTCGCTCTCTTCGTCTGGGGCTCGCATCAGCAGCCCTTCTTACCCTTACCGCCCTTGCTCTTCTTAGGCATTGCGATCACCTCCCTTCGCTCGGGAGCCTGACCACAACGCACGACGCGAGGCAAGCGCTCTACCGCATCGCGGCTAGCGTTTCGTTCACCAGCCGGGGCCATACCGCGGCATCGCTGTGCGTGGGGTCGCCCTCGGGCACGCGACCGCTGCAGTGCTGTAGCCAGTGGGCCAGCTCGTGCGCCTCGATCGTGCGGCGCCAGCTCTCGCTTGGCGTGTCGAGTACGACGATCTCGGGTGCGCCATCGATCGGCACGTGGCAGCCGTCGTAGGTGTCGACTCCGCCGCACACAAGGTCGACGCCGTCGCGGTCGAGCACACGCCATCGCAGGCGATCGCGCTCAGCCCAGCACGCAGGCACGGCGCCGAGCTCGCCCTGCCACACCCACAGCGCGGCATCGACCGCGTCGACCTGCTCGGCTGTCGGGCGCTCCGGCGTGTACACGTCGACCGAGCAGGCCGACAGCAGCAACAAAAACGCGACCGCGAAGCGCACGCATCAAGCGTGGCGACGCGGTCGCGGTATCGTCAATGCTGCACGCCCGGTCAGGGGTGCACGACAACGACGCGCAAGCGGTACGGCGCGCTGCTCAGGTCGTTTGGGTGGTAGGCGACGATCTCGGTAGCCTCGCGCTCCACCGCGTAGGCGACCCACCAGCCGCGGGCTTCAGCAAAGCGCCTGACGCGGGCGAGCGCCTGATTGAACCGGTCGACGTCGCGAGCGAGCACGCGGTGCGCGGTTTTGTTCATGACGCCACCTCGACCACGTAATCGTGTGAGTGGCAGACCACCGCGCGATCGGCGCGCAGCTCGGTGAGCACGTGCTGCGCGTGCGCGCGCGCCTGCTCAATGCCACGCGCGGGGTCCTCACCCACGTACACGCGGGTGACGCACGGCGTGCCCTTGCGCGTGAAGGGATGCCCCTCGGGATAGACCTCGACAACCGAGATCACGTGCTTGACGCCGCGGCCAATTTCATCGTCCTGAAACACCGCAACGCCGGGAAGGTTGAAGGTCGCCATTCGGTTTCGCTCTCCTGCCGGGCGCCGTGCCCGACGAAAGAGAACGTAGCGCACTATTCCCCTGCGTTGCAAGTGGTCTGCGCGCACAATCGACATGCGAGCGCTCCGACCGGTCAGATCGGCCCCCTGGCCCCCAAGGACCGAGTGTCGGCGCAGAGCGGTCCGGCAGCCCCCTGCGGGGTCACCCTGGCTGACGCGCTACAGCGGCGTGCCGAGGCGTCTCTCGACCCATTCCGACAGTGACACCCCTGCGGCGTCCGCCTCGGCCTGCACGCGTTCCAGCGTCTCCGCGCTGACGGTGGCCATCAAGCGCGCCGGACGCTCGTAGCGAGCTCGGGGGCCCGGCTTGCTCGACTCCGCGCGCAATGCGTCCTGTACCTGCTGATGCACGATCTTGCGCTTGAGCCGTTCGGAGAGCGCCGCCGCGATCTGCGAGGTGGTCAGGGTCGGGTCTGCAGCGTGCATCTCGCGAGCGAGTGCCGCGGCTGTCTGGCGTGGCTTGCGCATGGTTGCCGACTCTCGCGCGCGATTGACCTGCGTGCAAGGGAATGCTGCGCTCAGCTCCCGAAGTGGTAGGGCACTTCATTTGCGTTCCAGGTCAGGCCCGCGCGAAACCGCGCCGGCGCGTAGAGCCAACGCCGACCGCCCTTGGCGTTGACCGCGAGAAAGAGCGTCGGCAGGGCGATGCGCCACTTCGTGCTGACGTAGCCCGCTCCGCGCCCTGCCCACAGCGTGATGCAGAGCCCGGGCATCGCGCGCCAACGCGGCCACCAATGCAGAGCAAACGTGAACAGCGCGCAACGCAGCCAGAAGCCCCGGGAGTCGTGTCGCCTGTTGATCTCGAGCGTAATCAGCTTCGCCATGGGTTCCTGTCTCCTCGAGCGCCCCAAGCGCCCGCCTAGGCCCGGGGACCGTGCCCCCGAGCCACGGCGGTAGCTTCGAGCTAGGCCGCGTTGCGGAGCTTGCGCATCTCCTCGGCGAGCACCCACAGGCCGCGGTTGATGGCCACGTTCCCGTCGATTCCGTTGACCGCGCGGGTGTGCGTGCGCCGGCGACGGTCGGTCGTGCGCAGCCCGCCCTGGGTCAGGTTCTCTTGCGCGGAGTTGAACGTTGCCCACAGCGAGCCGTCGCGGTCCTCGTACCGACGGGGGGCGATCACCTGCTCGGCGGTGATGGGCGTTTCGCCTGCCTGCGCCTCGGGATAGCGGACCGCGAGCGCAGCGCGCGCGAATGCCTGTTGCTCGCCTGCGGTGAGCTGCAGCGACTTGAACGCGTCTTTGCTCGCGTCGACCTCCGCGAAGCCGCTCAGGATGCGGTGCGCGCCCTCGACGACCTCGACCACGACGCGGCCACTGTGCTTGATTCGGATGTCCTCGACGATCGAGCCCGCGATCAGGCCGTTGGCGCACACGAAGCGAAAGCATCCGGCGAGCATCTGATAGCTGCTCGTGCCGTCGTGGCTGTTGATGAGAATGACCTCGTTGACGTCGGCGCCGCTGCGCGCGATGGCCGACTCGTGCCGGAAGCGGAGCATGTGCTTGGTGAAGTTTTCTTTGCCCTCGACCCGGCACTTACCCTGCACCGCGAAGAACGGCCGGAAGCCCTCGGCTGCCAGGCCGCGCAGCACCTCGACGGTCGGGATGTGCGCGTAGCGCGCGCTGCGCGACTCGTGCGCGCTCTCCGCGAACACGCTCGGGGCGATGCGCATCAGGTCGTTTTCGCTGAGCGCGAGACCCGTGCTGCTGAAAACCTGGTTGCGACGGGCGTTGCTGCTGAACCGGGTTGCGAGGCTGGCGTTCATCATGGCTTCTGTCTCCCTTTTGCGTCAGCGCCGTGCTGACAAAGGAGACTGTGCGCCCGATTGACCTGCGTTGCAAGCTATTTCCGTTCAAAAACGACCTGCGAGCGCGACTATTTTCTATTGCCGCGGAACCATTGCGTTTTTCGACGCCCTGATGACCTGCCCCCCATTGAACCGCCGCATGATGCGCCTGACCTGCTCGGGTTCCAGCTCCTCGCGCAGCACCTTTACCAGCCGGTCGTAGCTGATGCCGTCGCCCGACCCGAGGCCTGACAGCTCAAGCACGCGCGAAGCCGCTGCGATCTGCGCGTACGCGTTCCGCGGTGGCTTCTTTGCCGCCATGATGCGCGCTATCGTTTCCATAGCACCGCGCGCGTTGGCCTTCGCGAGCGCGAGCGCATCGTCGCAGGTGTCGGGCCCGCTCCTGATGTAGCCGGGCGCTTTGCTCTCGTCGTTGTCGGCCAAGCTGTGCCTCGCTCTACACCGCGCTCGCGAACCGCTTGGCGGTCAGCTCCTCGATGAGCAGTCGCACTGCCTTCGGTCCGTTCGCTCGAGCCGTGACGCGCTTCTCGTGTTCGCCGCGCTTCTCTGTCCAGCTCGCCTCAAACTCACGCGAGGTTACGACGACGTCGCACCCGAGCGCGACCAGCATTGCAACGTCGAGCGAGTCGACCATCGCCGTTCGCTGACTCGGCCTCGGGTCTCGCCACACGTGGTACCTGCCGGCCTGCCAGCGGATGAGCGGCCCGTCGAACCACTTGGTCCGATAGTCGCCGCAGTAGGTCTCCCAGCCATCGGGCAGCGTCCCGTCGGCCAACGCGCTCGGTTCAGCTGACGGTTTCGGTTCAGCTGACGGCTGAGCCTTCGCTGCGTCTGCCTTGTCGTCGCCGCGGCACCACGCGATTGCGTGCGGCAGCGTCCCTCTGCGCGCCGCAGATGTTGCGCCGTCAACGATCCTATATGCATCCCAATCGCCACCTCTCTTTGGGACAGCCACCTGTCTGATCAGGTTGTCGACAGCGCACGACCATCCGCCGGGATACAGAGGGTCCTTGGCCCACCCCAGCGCGAGAGCCATGGCTTCGTCGCGCGTTGGCGCGTGCCCGTCACGCGCGCGCGCGTGCTCGAGCTCTTCGTGCGAGCAGGGGCCGCAGTAGTTCCACGATCCATCGTCGACCGGCCACACGACCGCGTTGCTGAGATGCGTGAACGAGCCGCCGCGGTGATGGGTCCAGCCCGGCGCGAGCGGCACGAACGTCAACGCCGGCTGCGCGAGCGCCGCCTGCACTGACCGCACGCGGTTCTCACACACCCGCATGCCGCAGCACTTGCACGCCGTGTCGTGCCGACCATGGCCGACCTCGCCGAGCGGAGTCAGCGCATTGCTCGCCGCGTTCGCATTGCCGCCGAATCGGTCGGCCGCGAGCTGCACCATCAGCAGCGACTCGGGGACGCCGACCGGCGCGAACACGCGCGGGCCTGCATGCATGCGATAGCTGCGACGACGTTGCTTGAGCGTTGGGCGGTTCATGAACGCGACTCCCAGAGTAACCACAGGTGCCGATCTCGGCACTCGAGCGCGTCCGCGAGCGCGTCGTGCTGCGGCCGGCTTGCGTCGCGGAACGCCGGCAACCGGGCGCCGCGCTCGTCGGCGAGCTGCTTCAAGTCGCGGCAGTACATCGGCCAGCCCTTGGGCAGGTCGATCATGCGGCCGTACAGCTGGCACAGTGCCACCCAGTCGTAGTCAGCGAAGTACGCCCAGAACTCGGGCGACTTCCCGACAAAGTCGAGGATGTCGCGCGCGATGTCGGCACGCGCACGCGTCGTCGGCCGTTCCGATGGAACGACGTAACTACCCTCGGTGCTGGGGTCGTGCGGAGCGCCGCGCAAGTGCGGCAGCACATGCTCGGCCAACCACGGCGTCGAGCTCGCGAGCTCGCGCGCGTTCGGCGTCTCGGCGTAGTACACGGCGCCGTCGGCGCGCACGAGCCCGATGCTGATCAGCTCGATCGTGCGCCCGTCCTCGAGAAACTCGGTATCGAACCACACGCGATTGCCCATCGCTCACCTCCAAATCGACGACAGCGACAGCCGCGCGACGTGCACGACCTGTTCGGGTTTCATCTCGACCGCGCCGCGGTAGCGGCCGAACGCGAGCACTGCACTGCGCCGGCAAGGCTCGCCGTCGGCAGCAGCGCACAGCGGGCAGACGCCGCGTCGGTAGCGCTCGGCGAGCGGAACAAGAGTCACCGCGGCGCCTCGCCCTCGACGTACACAGGAACCCGATCCCAATCATCGCCCCGAGTCACGCGCGTGAAAATGTGCGTGATGAAAGACGCTGGCTCGACGGGCCCCGCCGAGACAAACGCTTCGTTGCGGCGGACCAGCTTGGGCAGCTGCCAGTGCGGCGGCGGCGGCATCGCCAGACCGACCTCGACGCGCTCGGTGCTCCCATCACGCCACACGAACACAGCTTTCATCGCGAAGCCTTCCCCTGCTTGTAGACCACGCAGATCGTACCGAACTCGCTGAACGCGCGTGCGAAGGCGGGCAGCTTCGGGCCGAAGTAGAAGATCACTTGCGGATGCGCGTTGCCCTTGACCGGCGTGCCGTCGAGCTCGAACGCGATGCGGTGGTTCAGCTGACAGTGGCCCGCGCTCGCGTTCAACAGCGACTGATACCAGTCCGTGCTGGGGTCGCTGTTGACGAGCCCGACGCACTCGGCGATGCGCGGCAGCTCCTCGCGCAGCTTCACGGTGGCCCTCTGGATCTCGCCGCGCGAGTACGGCGGTTGAAACCACACGCTACGCGCCGCCCACGAATGCGCAAAGCCGTCGGTCTCGCGCGTGTAGAAGCGGTCGGCTCGGACCACGAGCTGCGCGCTGGGGTTGGTGAACGGATCGAGCTCGATGCCGCCCATCAGCTTGCGCGCGGGATCGACGTACTTCGCCGGCGTGCTGAACTGATCGCCGTCGTGCCCGACAGCTGAAGTGACCGCGGTGACGTCGCGCGGTCGCTTGCCGGCGATGATGTCCTGCTTCACCAGCTCGATGCGCGCGCGCAGCTCGTCGCGCGGAATCTCCGACAGCCGCTCGAACCGCGACGCGTCCTGGCTCGTGATGTTCAGCGCGGCGAGCGTCTCGGTTTTCGTCGCGCAGATTTCCCCGTCGTCGGGGGAAATCACCTCCGAGGTCTTCGGCCCGCGCTTGCCCTTCGGCAGCTGGCGCGTGAAGTCGCCGGCGCGCGCGTTGGCCAGCACCACGGTTTCCCATGCGGCCGCGTGCGCGGCGCTGCCCTTGTCGCGCAGCTCGAGGCACTCGCGCACGACCTGCGCGACGTCGCGAGCGTTGAGCACCTCGCCGAGCGTTGTTGCGTGCTCGAGCTCGGCGACCGCTTGCGAGAGCAACGCCTCGGCCTGGCTGACCTTCTCGACCGGCGCGAGCGCGTTCATGCAGACCTCCGTCGCCGGCGCTGTGCCGTCGGCACCAGCACCTTGCCGACCTCGCCCGCGCGCGTTCCCCAGAAGCCGATACAGATGGCTGGCGCGGCGTCGGGACCGATCGGCGCGCTCAAGCCCTCGGCCTCTGCTATCACGCGCGCGACCTGTTGCTCGCGGTCGCGCACGACAACGCGCGCCACTCCGCCGCCCCAGCCGCGTCCGAGCACCCTTGCGCGCCAGCGGTTGACCTGCACGCCGATGAAGCGCCGCATCGTGTAGCCGGCGCGGACCCAGGCATTACGCCACGACTCGATGGCCTTGTTCGCGCCAACGACACCCGACGAGTCGCGGCCCTCGTAGATCACGTGAGCCGGTGGCGGCCGCTCATGAACCATCACGAGCGGGATGCCGGCAACGCTGCCGAGCAACTCAGCCGATGCGATGGCGGCGTCGATCGCAGCCGGGTCCAGGTTCTTGATCTCGCCGTAGCCGACGAGTACGCCGCGCACCCATGTGCTGACGCCCGAGCATGCGGTGCCAGCGTCGACGCCGATCACCACGCACTCGTGCGGATGCAACGACGCCGGCTCCGGCGGCTTCGGCACGCGCTTGCGCTTCGGGCACGTGTCGCGTCCCTGTAGGATCGCCAGCGCTTCGGCGTGCGACTTCACGGTCACCGGTCCTTTCCGAGCAGCGGCAGCTGCGCGCCGGGCTGATCGAACACGTCGAGCGCCGCGAGCGCTTCGCCCAAGCGATCAGGCGCGCCCTCGTAGCGGCGCACGGCTTCGGCGCTGACGCGACGCAACACGCCGCGCTCGGCGAGCATCCAAGACAGCACGCGCGCGACCGTCTTGGCGTCCTCTTGGCTGATGCTCGCCTTTTGGGTCCAGCGATGCCCGACGCGCTCGGCCCACGCGCGCGCCTGCCCGAGCTCGGCATCGGTCGGGCGCACGACTGCGGAGGTTGCGCTCTCGGCACGCGCGGCGAGCTCGGCCAGCTTGGCTTTCGTGTCGCTCATCCTGCGCTCCGCTGCGCCGCTTGCTCGGCGCGGTAGGCCGCTAGGTCGGCCTCGGGATCGTTCGCCGGCTGCGTGCGCACCGGCGGCTTCGGCGCGGGCGCTGCGCTCGGCTCGCGACCGTCGATGCGGTCGAGTGCGTCGGGGCCGAACGCTTCGACGATCGCACGCTCGGCTGCAGACGCCGCGGCTTCCGCTTCGCTGCGCGCTGAGCCGACGGAACCGGCCTTGCGCTCGCGCGCTGCGAGCAGCTCTGCACGCAAGCGCTTGAACAGCTCGGCACGCTCCTCGCGCGTCACCGGGCGCGGCGGTGCAGCGCCCGGCTTCGGCGGCTCGCAGTAGACCGGCCAGCGCCCACGGATGTGCGACGGCGAGACCTTCGCGCGGTTCTCGAGCGACCGGCACCACGGATCCGCCGCGATGTACTGCAGCACGCGCGTCCACTGCTCGGCCGGCTGCTCGCCGATCCAAGCCCAGTCCTGCAGGTGGCGCTGGACGTCGTAGCCGACGGCACCGGTTGCGGCGGCGACCTGCTCGCTCAGCCGCTGATAGAGCCTGGCGCCCTCGAGCTTGAGGTGCCCGCGCACGGTGAGCGTTTCACGGGCAACCGAACGAACGTCACGCGGCGCGTCACTGTGACCGTCACTCAGTCCTGCGATCGCGCGCGCGGTTACAGCAGAAGATCCGGATCCAGATCTCTCACTACGTTTCTGATTTTCTGCAGAATTCTCAAGATCTTGAGAGAGATCTTGATCTGAGAACGCGCGCGCGCGAGGCACTTGTGACGTCACAATCGGCGTCACTGGGGGCGTCACACCTTGCGTCACAGTGACGGGCTTTGTGACGTCACCTTTTGTCACTTCGGCGTCACCGCTATCGCCCCGCTCTCTCTCCCTTGCGCGCTTGCGGCGCATGCGGACGGCGCTGGGGTTGTCGCTCGGGCCATCGTCCGCGAGCATCGCGATCACCCTGTCGAGCGCGCGCACCTTGGACTCGTGCGCGGGGTCGCCGGCCAATCCATCGCGCACGACCTCGAGAGTCGAGCGCATCAGCTCTGTGGGCATACGCCGGGGCATCGCTAGTTCTTGTTCTTCCGGTGGTCGGCCAGAACCGTCGTCTTGCCGTCGGGGGTCTCGATGCTGACCTTCGCGCCCATGCGCTCTGCCGACCTGTGGAACGCCGCAGCGGCGTCGCTCAGCGGGTCCTGCTCGTCTTGCAGGTCGAGCGCGAGCTGCCGCTTGGTGAGCACGACGTCGGCCATCGCCGAGCAGTGCTCGCCGAGGAACACCCACGCGTCTTTGTCCCACGGGAAATCGAACTCGAGCTGAATCGTTGGGCCGGAGTCTTCCTCACTCGACTTCGACGCAACGGCCTTGACGCCGACCATCTTGCCGATCGACACGCCGCCGCCGTGCGCCGTGAACGCACCCGCGGCAGCAAGGCCATCGATCGGCATCGTGGCTTTCTCGATCGAGCCCTCGCGCAACGCCTCGAGCAGCGGCTTTGCATCCTTGCCGAGCGCGCGCGCGATCGCCGGCGTGAACTCGTGCGCGAGCGTGACGCGACAGCGCCGCACGATGCGGCCCTGCACATCCTTCACGCGAACCTTTACGGCCTTGATTCCACACTCGAGAGTTGTGCCAAACACGGTGAACCTCCCGGCCCCGACTGCTGGCCAAAACCGTTGCTCGCTGGCGTCGCGCGGCTGAACCGCAGCAAGCGCTTGCCGCCGCTGATCGTCACGCGCTCGCATTGCACCAGGCCCGCGCGCTCCATCCGGCGCAGCAGCAGCAGCACAACGTCTGCCTTGCGCCGCAGCAGCCGGCGCGACGATCCCGCGTACGGCTCGAGCGCAGCGGTAACCGCGTCGACGTCGAGCGGGCCGCGCGCCTGCAGCAGCTCGAGCGTGCGCTCGATGCGCTGCCTCGTACGTGGCGTCATGCCGGGTCTCATCTCCGGACCGCCTTGCGCATCAGAGCGCTGGTCGCCGCGGCGCCTGCGGCGAGCGTGGCGATAGTGAGCACGACCAGCGCCGGGCCGACGACGATCAGCGCGTCACGCACACGCCAGCGCGCGCTCATGCTTCACCGCCGTGTTGCGGGAACCAGGCCGGATCCGGCGTGCGCCACGGGAACGGACCCCAGCTGTTGTGGAAGCGAACGGCTCCGCAGCGGCGGCAATACTGCACCTGCATGTCCTGCTTCGCGAACGCGCCTTCCGCGATGTCGGCTGCAACGTGTTCGCCGCGATGCTTGCACCGGTGCAGCCACCAGCTGACGAACCGGTCGATCAGCTTTTCGATACGCGCGCTCATACCTTCACCTTCGCGCCGCAGAACGGGCAGAAGTTCACCAGCACGAACGTGGAGTCCGCGTGCGGCGCCGTGCGGTCACGCGACTTGTGCATGCGAATGACGAGCCGCTCGGTAACCCCCGGCTGCTTCGTCAGCGAAAACATCGTCTGCCGCTGCAGGCCGACGCGGTCGTTGTCGCGCACGCGACCGAGCACCAGCTCGATGCCAGGACAGCACGGCTTCGGCGTTCCCCTCGCGCTCATGGCCTTGCAGCTCCCGCCGCGACCGACGCGGCGATCACCGCGTTGCTCGGCAGCTCGGCATAGAACGCGTTCGCCACCGGCTCAGTGCACGGAACGCGACGCCAGCGCCCCTCTCGCACGGCTTGCGCGGCGCGACGAGCATCGGGCCCGAGCGCTGGGCCACCCCAATGCGTCGCGCCCGCGCAGGGCGTTGGAGCGCGGCCAGCGAGCGCACGCGCAGCGAGCTGCCGCAGCTGCGCCCACAGTCGGTTGGTCGCAGCGGTCCATTCCTCGAGATCACCAGCGGGCAGCTCGCGTGCGAAGCGTGCGCGGTCGTTGTCGCGCTCGAGCGCGGAGTAGCGCACCGCCATGGTCGCGACGTCGACATGCGCGCGCCGAGCGCGGATGCGCAGCACACCGGCGATCGCGCGGCAGTCAGCAAAGCTGAACGAGGCCTCGAGATAGCAGGCGCGCGCGACGGTTAGAGGTGCCGCGGTACCGGCCGACCATCGCAGCGATGTCACCGAGCGTGCATCACCATCGGCCGGTACCGCGCTGCGCACCGGCACCAATGCCGGGCGAAGAGAAGCCGGGATTACGCGCCCGGCCGCGGCATGCGTTCCATCCTCGCAGCGCTTTCCATCGCGCCGCTCAGTGGACCCACCCTGTGAGACTCGCGCATGCGCTGCGCTCTTGTACCCGGGGTGGTCGGTTTCGCGGGCTAGCTGGACTCGCCCGTTCAAGCATCGCGTTTTTTGGGACAGCGGGTCCTGGCTAGACCAATCTCCAACGATGCAGACGGTTGCCCGGTTGTCGCTGCGATCGATCGCAGCGGCTCTGACGCCGGGCGCGCCAACTGCGGGAGTTACTTCTCCC